GGGTCAATTAAAATTAACAGTTGACCCATATGGAATAACTGTTGGAGATGGAAACTCAGCAGGTTATGTCAATGCTAAGGGAACTCAAGATTTAATTCTCAGAACAAATGATGGAACTAATTCAGGTTCGATTACTATTACTGATGGTGCTAATAGTGATATTAGTATTACACCAAATGGAACAGGTCAAGTAAACTTAGGTAACTTCCAATTTGATGTTGACCAAACAGTAGGTTCAGGTCAAGATAATTATGTATTAACTTACGACCATGCTAATACTCAAATTAGTTTAGAAGAAGCAGGGGGTGGCGGTGCTTCTGCTATTGGTGAATTATCAGATGCAATTACAACTGCTACTGACAACATAGGATTAGGTAGTGGTGCTTTAGATTCTTTAGCATCAGGTGGTAATTATAATACTGCGCTTGGAATAGATTCTGGAACAGCAATAAATACAGGTGATTATAATACTATGATAGGGTATGCCGCAGGTGAAGCGGCAACCGATACTAGCAATAACACTATGGTCGGTAATCACGCAGGGAGATACGCAACCGCTTCAAGTAATAATACCATGATTGGTAGTAACGCAGGGATGAGAGGTGCTAAAAGTTCACAAGACAATGTTGGGATTGGAAATAATGCGTTATCGGGTCATTGGCAGAATACTACTGGTGCTTCTTATAATACAGCAGTAGGTTCAGGAAGCAGTCAAACTATTACAACAGGGACTCACAACACAACAGTAGGGTATAACTCACTAAGTCAAATTACAACAGGTAGCAGAAACGTAGCAATTGGAACACAGACTTTAGATGCTATAACAACATTAAGCAATATAGTCGCAGTAGGACATCAAGCGGGAACAGCAGTAACAAGTGCTAGTAACTTAACTGCAATAGGTTATCAATCAGCCAATGCTATAACGACTCAAATAGAATGCACTTATGTTGGTTATCAATCTGGTAATGGTGCAACAGGCACACATAATACAGGTGTAGGTATGCAAGCAGGTAAGAGTATTACTGGTAATTACAATGTAGGAGTTGGAAGAAATACTGCATGGTTTGGTGGTGATATGGATTTTACAACCGCAGTAGGTGCTGAAGCAGGGTTTTGGTGGGGTCATACTCCTACTGTTCATGATTACACAACAGCAGTTGGTTATCAAGCAGGTTACAAAGGTGGAAGTTATTCAACTTATGTTGGTTCTGTAACTGCTTATAATCAAACAGGTGCTTATTCTGTTGCAGTAGGTTATCAAGCATTACGCTCAACTATGGGTGCAGGTAGTGGTTCAGGTAATACAGCAATAGGAACACAATCAATGTATGGTGGTGTTGGTGCTATCACTGGTGCTAACAATACTTTTACAGGTTATAAAGCAGGATATTTAGTAAGTTCAGGAACAGGTAATACTGGATTTGGTTATGAGGCATTAGATAATGTTAGAGAAGGTACTAAAAATATTGGAATTGGTTATCAAGCCGGTGATAGTATTTCTTCAGGAGATTTTAACGTAGTAATTGGTGGGGCTGATGTTCCAAGTGCAACCGCAGATAGTCAATTATCAATATCAGATGGTGATGGCGGAACTACATGGATTCAAGGTAATGAAGATGGAATTGTATTAGGTGCATTAACACCACTATTCTATGAAAGGGCAGGATTAGATACAAATGCTGTTGATTTTAGAGTTCCAACAGTTCAAAGTTCTACTGCTAATCCTAACGGTTATCCAATGCCATTTGCAGGTAAAGTAATGGCAGCATCTTTCCTCTTTGCGGGTTCGGCTATAAGCACTAGTGGAAATACTAATACATTACGAATAAGAAAGAATGGTGGCACTAGTGGTAGCGATATTAAAGACTTTACTTTTACAGAAAGCGATTTGAATAATACTAATGGAAATCAATATTCTCTTGTTAAATCGGGTAGTGATGTATTGTTTACATTTGCAGCAGGTGATGTTTTACAAGTAAAGAGACAAAGTGGTTCAACTGACCTTAATAATTCACAGGCTATGTTATGGGTGAGATATAACTTCTGAGGTGATTAAATGGAATGGGATGAATTAAGAGGAATAAGACAAGGGCTACTAAAGGAAATGGATATTTACCAATTGGCGATTCCATATAGTAATCTAACAGAAACACAAAAAACTGAACTAGAACAGTATAGGCAAGATTTATTAACACTACCACAGGACTACACAACACCGGAATTAGCATATGCTAACATACCGACAAAACCAACATGGATGAATTAAGATGGCTTTAGAATTAGATTACGAAGATAATAGAATAGGGGTAACAATACCTAGTATGTATGCAAAAATTGCTAGAGTATCTTTTGAAAATATGGATAATGATGAAGGGATTCTTGTGCAATACACAGTTAGATTTTATAAGAATGAAGAAGCAAAAGAAAATGAAGAACTACCATTTGGTGGTGAGCATTTTACAACCACATTAAATATTGGTAATTCTAAAACACAGCATAATTTACTCAAACAATGTTATCTTCATTTGAAAGAACAAGATGGGTTTACTGGGGCAATTGATAGTTAATATGTCTTGGTATAACCTTCTAAAGAATGACGGCACTTGTTATCCTGATGCTTATAATTGGATGATAGAGAACGAATACAATCATGGTGATAGTGGTGCTATGTTAGCACACGCAACAGTTACAGGCACAGGTGGCGGTGTAGAAGGAGTTGAATATGGACATGCCTTTATTTTAATTAACAATAGTTTTGTTATAGACGTAACAACAGGAACAGGCTTTCCTAAAGACGAGTATTATAGAGTAGGAAAAGTAAAGGATGTTAAACTATATACTTTAGATGAAATGTTACGTGCATCATTAAGTTCTGGACATTATGGGCCGTGGCATTGAGAATAGCCGATAGTTCCCACTGAAATATGCGTTTTTTAATTTTTGCATAAAAAAAGCGTAGGCCTACACAGAGTCTAAGACTTTTTCAGACCATAGAGCATTACACTCTCGGCATTCCCAAATCTTAATTCTCTGTGTAGAACCTACATAAAACCCTTGTATTCTTCTAGGGATTGTTTCTTCACCACAATTGCTACACTGTTCTTTAAGTGCCACGTTGTTGTTCCTCATTGATTAGATTATCCATATATTCTTCTATGGTTTGGTTAGATACTTTATCTGAACCAAAAGCCGCAAAGAATAGTAAACTTATCACAAGGATAAAAACGAACCACAATATTATTTCTATAGTGCTTACCATTACCACTCCACCTCCATTGTTTTTTCTTCTACTTCATCAATAGAATATCCTTTAATGAAACCATTATCTTTACCATGTTTCCATAAATCATAGACTAATTGACAATCTTTTATACAATACTTTGCTACTTCTTCATAGCCACCTGCTTTCCATACAACAGGTGCGTCTGCACTATCCATAATCTTTTCAGAACCTAAAGTATGTTGCACTAAATTATTTAGACTATACCTTTGTTTCGTTATAGAACTTATCATCCTACTTGTATCAAAATACTGTTTAGTATTGAAATACTTGTTGATACAATATATATCCATTGAATCTCGTAATACAGGTAAGTCAAATGCGGCTATGTTATGTCCTAACAATATACCACCTTCTTTATGTAAGTCATCTAAATCAAACTTAAGTTGTCTTAATGTCTTAATGACAGTACCACTCTTTTGTAAACCATCTAATGATTTCATTAAGTCCTGTTCTACATACACAGTCCCTACGCTACCATCCCAAGTGCAAACAACAGATGGCTGAAACATATGTGTATTAGCCCAACCGCCTATATCATTGGCGAAGTTTTTTGTTTCAATATCAATCGCTACTACTTTACTCATTTAAATCACCCTTATTGTATGTTTGTTCTAACTCATCACAATATGAACAAATCCATGTGATAGGCTCAACACCCATATCAGTCCAACATTTACATTTACTCATCCTATTAACGCCCCTAAAATACCAATTATCACAGCACAACTACCTTTAATTAAATCACCAATCATTCGCTTCCACCCCATAATGAACTTAACGCTCTTTCTCTTTCTTCTTTAGGTTCAATAACCTTAACAATCTTCTTTCTCATTAAGAATGTAACTATTCTATCATCACTAATAGAAAGGTTATCATATGCTGTCCAACCTTCATCACCTTCTGCATTCAGATTATCTATCATATTTTTTGGCCCATTTAATATACTGAATACAAGAAACTTATATTCGTATTTATCTCCTTCATAACTCATTTGCTTTCCTCCTTTAATTTAACGTATGCTCTTTTATCTATTCTATTCTCTTCAAAGTATGTTTCTACTTCTTTCTTCCACCAATTGTAAATAGTCGCTTGACTTTTCTTTGTGTGTTTTCTAACCTCTTGTAGTAATCTAGCCTTATGCACCCAACCATTGTTCTTCTCCATTTTATTGAATATTGCTTTAAATACTCCTAAATTGGCTTGGTCTGCTACCGCCTGTCTTTCGACTCTAAGTGCTTCATCAAGCCATGATACGAGGCTCTTATAACATTGTCGAACCAAATAAGCCGCTTGTTCTACGTTTTTTGCAGTAACAATAAACCTTTTACTCTTATCACTTATACTAGGTGCTTCAGCCACGCAACATAATACTGCTAGTTTTTGTATGTGCTTCAATATCCTATTAATGAAAGTCTCTACTGCACTGAAAACTTCAGGCCTACTATGCGTAATATATTGTTCCATAAGAATACATTCTCTAAGTAAAGCATCCTTTGCATCTGGTGCAATACGAATAACTTTCAAAGGGTCTTGTTCTACTTCGTCATATCTTTCTTTTACAGCATCGTATATTTTTGCTAATGCACTAGCGTATTTTAGTTTAGGTGCTTCGTTCTCACGAATTACACCAAAATCGCTTATCAGTTGCCTTCTCATCTTCTTCTGTATGTCTTGAGGGACTTCCCAAATAAAGGTCAATAACCTTTGAAGAACACCCTTTTCTGTTATCACAGTAGTAAGACTTTTTGGTATATACGATGTAGCATAAATTGAACGCTTACATTTACATTCAATAGGCTCATCACCTTGTTTCAACTTCTTAGAAATAATCCAAGTCTCACCATGTAAGGTATTCATAAATGTATTCAAATATACAATCGCATTCTCTTTGTGTTGCGACTGTTTGAATATACCCGAATACTCAAACTCATCCCATACCGCTAAACCTTCACCATCTAATTGGCCTGGTACTTGCACTACAACATCAACTGTTCTGGTTCGCCCTTCTTCATCTTCTACTTCTTCCTTTTGTTGTTCAAAAGAACCAATTAATGCGGCATCAGTATAGTCTGTTATGTCAAACAAATCAAACTCAGTTCCATGTTTTTCATTTACTAGTCTAAATGCTTCTTTAACAATAGGCAGATACCAATTAGTTAAGGTTGATTTACCCGTCCCAGAAGTTTGTAACCAAAGAAACTGCAACCTAGTATCATCAATGTTTGCACCACTAGGTATTGCTATCATGTCTTTAACCAACTGTCCTACCATTGTAAAAAATGACAAGGTTGCAGGTGTATAGTTATAGTTTGACGCTTTAACAGCATCTGCGGTATAACTAACCGCAACAGCAGGTAAGGTTACTTTCGTAATTTCTTCTTGCATTCCATTATCTATAAAATTATAGTATAGTTCATCTTCATCCATTATTCTTCTATTAATCATATTATCACTCTATCTTCGCTATTCATTACATCTACGATGCGCTCTGCTGTTTTTGTTCCTATTCCTTCTATCTTTGTTATTTCTTCTATATTTGCTTCGCCTACTTCCATTAGTGAACCAAACTCATCAATTAATTGTTGAGCCTTCATTTCACTAACTCCTTTAATACTTGCTAGTAGGTTTATTCTTAAATCATCTGTTGTTATTCTTTTAAGTAAACTTGGTTTAATTACTGTTCTATTGATTGGTCTCATCTTACATATGGTAGTCATTATCTTAGCGGCTTTTCTCGGCCCTTCTACCCAGAATACTTTTACATCTGTATCTAAACTAATCTTACCAATAGCACCATAAAACTTGTTTGTTATTAGTTGTTCTGTCATATTGATGTTTACATACTTAGGGTATTTCATGGCCTCATGTAATGAGCCATGTATTATCAGAAAACAATGTTCGTAATGTCTATCCATATTGTCTAATTGATTCCACAATCTTTTGTTTATTACAGACTGTAAGAAATCAATAGTAGACTTAGCCTCAAAACAAACATCTTGAAAAACATAATCTCCTATTTCTAGCCATTGTTTTTCAGTCATCAAATTAAGTTTAATACTTTCATCCCTAACTGCACTATACAACTCTGAGTTTTCCCTACTGTCTATTATTAGTTTATTCATTTTGGATACCTCCAACATTTACCTATACAATATCCTTGAGGCACAAGTATTGCTTCACAACTAGGTGCATGATAACCTTTTGATACCATCCACCTTACATTTTTTAGGGTTACGTTTTCATCCCAATCTAACCAAACACCATCATGTGCTACAATAGATTTAATCTCATTCATTATAATCTGAATGATAACCTCTTGTTTATCAGGAGTTAATTCTCTTTCACCTATCGCTAATATATCTCTATACCATTGGACTAAATATACTCTAGCATAATGGCCTGGATTTTCTACCATGATTGAATTATACAAACATGGTAGTATAGGTAATTCTCCTGGTGGTTTAGGTGCTACAACTTCTACATCAGAAGTTTCTATAGGTTTAACGCTGTCCCATAACATAGGTTTAGTTCCATAAGTTATAGTAGGATAATTACCCGTCTTTGCTTTATTTAGAACATAGTCTAAACCTTCTAATAAATCGTCATAAGTTAAAGGAATACAATAATATGGCCCTTCACTACTAAGATTGACAGTATTAGGAATACGCCTAAGCCTATTAGTTTGAACGCCCGTTCTATCCAACGTAGGGCTATCAATAGCCAATCTGGAAAAACTACTTTGAATGCTTCTAATATCATCTGTTCTATTCCCCATTACTATTATATGAAATCCTTTACCACTAAAATACATTTTGAATACTATGTCTTTAGTCATTAATATGTTTACTACTATATGATTAAAGTCCTTCCATGCATTAATTAACGGTTCTCCGTGTGCGTCAAAATCTAAAAACATTCTGTCCTTAACACAAGTAGAATCTACCTTTGCTGTTTCAGCATACTCTTCAAAATCATATACTGTTGTATAGCAATTCATCTTACCATTAAAGGCATTGACCCATTCAGTAAACTCTTGCTTACTCTTCACTATCACTCGCTTCATCTGGGGTGCGTCTTTTAGATGACTGCCCGCCCAAACTTCTCTCGGAAACTTCATTTTTATCTACCTCATTTTTATTAAATACTATTTTTGCTGATGATAATTCATCCTTAACAATATCAGCAACCATTACTCTTAACTCTGACATTATTGTTTTTGTGTATAATTCACCAAAATAAATCCTTTCTTCCATACTTCCAGAAAAAACTTCTACATCCCATACTAATTTTAATTTATCCTTTGTAGGCATTTTATCATAGACCATTTGAGTTAATAACTCAACAGTAGTTGATACGTTTGCTATTTCTGTAAATGTCCAAACTCTTGTGTTTAATTCATCTCTAACTATTTTTTCTATCATAGCCATTCACTCTCCTGTGCTGATGGACATATACTGTAAAAACTACAATGCTGACAAGTATTGTAAAAATACTTAGCATTAAACTCTTTCTGCTCATAAGCATGTAGTAATTGACATATGCCATTCATTACTGCTTTGTAACTGCTAGTCTTAACAGGTTCTACATGTATGTAATTAGATGCAGGGTAATACCAACCCCAATTAGTTATTGGTATATCTCTACTAATACCTGCATTTGCTAGGCTTTCATCAGTAGCATTCTCTACTAACATCTTATAGAAGGCCATTTCTTTTCTCATACTTGTTGTTTTATAGTCCTTCCATGCGCCTGTCTTCAACTCTAAAGGAATATATTTGTTATCTTGAACAAACATTCTATCTATTATTCCTTGTAAGTGAACAACATAATCACGTTGTAAAACGTATTTAGGATTAAAGGCATGAGGTATAGTTATCTCAGCATCTAACGTTGCTTCATTTACAACAGGTAGGTATTCATGTATTGTATTATCTTCTTTAGATTTAAGAAACCTATCTGCTTCAAAGGTTGATATGATTTTATACATATCACTATATCCATCTATTGGGTATAGACTCATATTATATTCTACCAATTCATGGTAACTTAGGTCTTCTGCTTTCTTAACGTCAAACACGTTAAAGAACTCTTCTCTGCTATTGTGAACTACTGTTCCTTTTATCATTGCTTCTGATGTAGATTGAGGTAGCCTGTGTATGTAGTTAAACTCATACTTCTTAGGACACCATTGAAATGAACCAAATGAAGATTTTGTTATCTTCAATATGGGTTGTGTATCATCATCATAATTATCTGCATTCCATTTATATGTATATTCTCTTAATTCTTCTGTCATTTTATTACCACCATTCTTCTAGGTTTGTTTGATTCACATCGTTTTTAATTGGTTTTAAATCCCATCCCATAGCATTGTAAATCGGTTCTGCTTTTTTGATTATAGAATCTGAATAGTGTCTATAATCTGGGATATGATTCGGCATCTGTTCTTTACTTGGTGCCGCTAAGTAGGTTGGTCTTTTGTGCATTCCTGTTATTGGATTAATATATTTAAGCCTTAACGGGTCATCTTGGACTCTAACATAAAAATACGATTCACTAATAGGTGTAGGATATGTTTGGTTCCACCAAATTACTCCTTCTACTCCACTACCTATACTTGGTTGTTTACCTTCAAGAGTTTTTAAGTCTAACTCGGTGCCGCACTTACCACAAAAAGAAGTAGTAAACTCCTTGTGTCTTTTAATTGCATCATCTACGGTGTATTCTTTATTACAATCATTACACTTATAGACGAATCTTTCGGGTCTATATCTACTTCTGTTTGTTATCTCATCAATTTCAATTTGACCGTTTAATACTCTATTGTATTGAGTCTTAAGATATGAAGTAATACTCTCTTCACTCTCTTCATTGACCCAACGATTAAGCACTTCTAATTGAATTGTCTTTGCTAATGTAGTTACTGCTACTCTTTTAGCAGAAAAACCTGTCATAACAAACTCCGGTTCTTCTAATGTTTTACCATCTTTCCATGTTATTAGACCTGCATTTCTGTTCTTAGTAATACCTACTCCTAAAGTCTTGTAGTATTTCTCAAACTCTAAAGTTACAGGGTGTTCCTTTAGACCCAACAGGTTTGGGAAATGACTTCTAACATGATTATTTAGTAATGCTAATGTTTCTTCTGCCCGTTCCATAGGCATCTGAACGTATATTGAATCTGTATGTCCATAAACTACTCTCATTTTCTCCACCTACTGTTAAATCTACCGATTATGGTAGATATTTTACCTATTACATATATTATTCGTATTAACATTTTACTTTTCATTCTAATCCCTCCACTTTTAATGCTGCACATCTAATTGCTTCTCTAGCACTAGCAGTTATTGAAGCCGCTATATCTACGTCAGCCCAACCAAAGCCTTGATATGCGGTAATACCATAGAATGAAGCCATCAGTCGTTTAACTGCCAATTGATTACTGTTCCATTTAATTTGTTCGTCTTTAGTTTCTGCTTGTCGCATCTTTGCTTTATATTCATCTCTTAGTTCTTTAAGTTCCAAAACTGCTTTTGGTAATAAACCAAGTTTATCTGTTTTGAAATAACGCATATCTTCTTTTGTAACATCACTGAAATCTCTTGGAGTTAATATATTAACTGCAAACTCCGTTGGTTCATTTGATTTAGTTTCCCAAGAAATATTTCTTGCTATCATCATTGATGGATACAGTTGTGCAAAATCAAATGCGGCTACACCTAAATGTAGTCCATTTGTGCCTTCAGTTAAAGGGTCATAAATCATGGCACCTTCATAATTTATACGTTCACCTTTCTCACCCGTAGGGGCTTTCCACCATGCATTACGCATGAAGTATATCCCACCCATATTGCTTGCATAGAAACATGCTTCAAAGGGTGCTTTTAGCAATCGCTGTAATGCTATTACAGATTCTGATGTGTTCATATTGTCATCAATTTGAACCAGAAGGTCTACATCAACCCTAGCATAATCTAAATATCTTTGAGTATCTTCAAGCCATCCTCTTTGAAAGAAATCATTCTTATCAGGAAACTTTTCACTAACAAGTTTCTTAGTCCCTAATACCAATTCAGATACATAATCCAAAGCCATAGAAGGTAATGTTCCTCTTTGTGAATCATTCCATTGCCTTTCAAATGCTAAGTCTAGGTTTAGAACAAGTCTTCCACGAATAGGTTGTTCTATTGGTGAGTAGTTATTTACTGCCTTTGTGAGTTTAATCCCTTTACTTGGTTCAAAGAATACACCTTTAACATCATGATAAGGAGATAAACGTCTAGGGTCTATACCATTAGCATGTAGTCTTTCAATTAACTTAGGTAAATCGAACTTAGAACCAAACCATGCAACTAGCATATCTGGGTCATGACTTTCTATAACCGTAAGAAAACATTCTAACATATCATGCTCACTTTCATTTGGCTTACAATGGTCTATAATATCACGAACAGCACCTAATGGTGTCCACCATAATACATTAGATACACCTGTATAACTATCATAGTAGGAAATACAAGTAACTGCATTATCATGTTCACCACCTTGTTGCCACTCCATATCCCAATAGATTTTTCTAAGGTCATACTCTGGCATATCATGTATGTTATCAACAGCATATCTGTATGAGTATGCTACATCTGCTTCATACGTTTTATTAAATTGATTCTTTAATGTTTTACCATACCACGGTTTAGGAGGAGTCCACGTAACTTTAGTTAGTTTCTTCTTCTCTAAAGAAACATAATCACCTTCTTCATAACTAACATTGATAGTGAAACTTTGTCCGTATTCTTTAACAGACATTCTTTTTATTCTATTAGCACTTTGCTCTACAAAGAAATAGGGAGGGGCTTCTTCGTAAGAAACCTCCTCCACTACTCTTTTATTATTTTCATCTCGCCATCTAAGGCCAATCATATTATTCTTATCTACAGTGCTTATTATCATTTCAATCACTTCTAACGTATGGTGCTACCACCATCTTTCTACTTTCCCCAATTAACATAACAGGTAAGTTATCACCTGTTAATATTGTCATCTCACTATCTATACAAAACTTATCTAATGGTGCAGAAAATGAAACTGTTGCATCATAATCATTTTCTGATAGTAATGATACGTTTACTTCACTAGTATCTGTGCCACTACTGCTTGATGACATAAGTTTAAACTCATTATTCCCACCCCAATGCACAATAGTATATGTTGCTGTGCCAGATACAGAACAAAACTTAACTGCTTCTTTCAATTCATTACCATTAAATGATAATTGACAAGGTAATTCTGTCTTGCCGAATATAGCCTTACCACCATGCTCATAGTCAAATGACATAATCATAGTAATTAGATTCATATTAGTATGCTCTAACAGTCTTGGTAATTTAACTGTTTTAACTAATCCTTTAACTTCTAACGTAGATTGATTAAATCTTAATGTAAGATTTACACATTTCATATTCTTAACGTATTTCATTAGTTTCTCTATATCAAATATAAGCATCTCTTCTACTACTGAGATTTGTTCTTCAATTGGTATTATAACACTCAATGCTGTTTTATCATTACCGTTCAATAACTCTAACTCTTCACTTCTAACAATTGCTACACAGGTATTACTGATAACATCAGTCTTAGAAGTAGTAGAGGACTTATATTTACCTTTAAGCCAAATTGCCTCTATTGCTTCTATAAATGATTTAGTATTCACTTGAATACTATTCAAAGAGTTCCCTCTCGTAGTTCTGTTATTCCGTTCCATTTGTTCTCACCATTTGTTGTAAAGATAGTCCATTCGTTTCCTACAAGAGTTGGGTTTGTTTTACTTGCATCTAACCTAGCAATGTAGTTAGTCTGCTCACTATCACCATTTCTTCTTAATTCCTTTCTAATATGAATCATTTGAACGAACCTTGCAGGTGTTGATTTATGCCAATCAGGTGTATGACCTATCGGTGTAGGCACGTTGATATTATCATACAATGGTTTCATGTGTGTAATTAAAAATCTATCACATTGTAGATTACAAACTAAATCCAATAGTCTATTGTATACTCTATTTCTAATTTTCCAATCAAGAGTAGATACCTTAACTGAATCAGTAGCATGAACAACTGTTCCTTCTCTTGTCTGTTGTTTAACTAGCAACTCTCTTAATACATCACTAGAACCTTCAAAGGCTTTGTCTACACCATCTAAAACAAAAGTGCATATACTTCCAGGTTCTTCTGTTAATGCTTCCTTAGCCAATTGACAGAAACTACTTGCATTCTTAAACGTAATTTCCCAATTAGTAGAACCATCTGCTCTCATCTCAATAGGGTCAAAGATAACTATATTCTCATCTCTATCCCAACAAGAATCCCATGTAGGTTCTGCGCCTCTATCAAAATCTAAGATGTATATTTTCTTACCTTCTGCTATTTGTTCTTCAGTCCTAGAGTCTAATACTAGACCTGTCTTACCTGTCTTTGGGTTGCCTGTAATAGAACATAGAAGATGACTTCTATCTCTATCCAATCTTGCCTGTATTTGTGCGAGTATCTTTGCCTTCTGTAGTGCAAAGAAATCGTCTTCATCTTCTTTATGTGCTTCTCCTTTTCTATCTTTTGTCCAATCCATAATTTTCATCACCTATATTTAAATCAATATTTCCATTTTGTGTCCATTGTTCTACAATGTTTCTTACATCAGTCTCGCTGACTTTCAATCTTATTTCTTTACTTGAGGGTAAATGCATCTTAAGCCAATATTCATTGGTTTCTTCATTCAATCTCATAGTTAGAAACTCTATGGTATCAAGTTCCACTGCGAAACTTGAACCATGTATTATTCTATCTGTTATTTCATACATATTTTTTCTTCCTTTATTTGGTTGGGGGCTTTGCACCCCCTCGTTGGTCGCTACTACCAATAAGATACAATTGGTTTCAGAACCAATCTAGGTCTTCTTCTTCTGCCTCAAATGGTTCTGCTACAACCCCCATGTTGTTAATGCAAAGTATTCCACTAAGGTTCAAAGAAACTTCTCTAAAACTACCATCATCGTTTCTTCCTTGTGAAGTCCTACCCACAACTAAAACATTTGAATTAATTCCAAAGTCTAAGTCTAAGTGTGCAGGTATCCAACAAGTTGTTCCCGCCCATGAACCGTCATAACTATAATCCGAGTTTACATCGGTAATTGTTATTCTTCGACTACCTAACCTATTAGGTGTCATGTTCATGCTAGTAACTGTTCCGTCTGTTATTACAAACTTCTCAGCATAGTTTCTATCAGCAACATTAGTATGATACATACCAACATCAATCAATGGGCTATAATTATTCATAGCATGTTCCATTGTATAATTCTGCATATCAGAAACACTTGGTTCTGGTAATTTACTACCTTCTTCTAAATCAGCATTATACTTCAAACTGTTTGCTGTGCCATCCTTGAAACCATATATACGGTTTGGGTTATTACTATCTTTAATTACTTCCATACTTAGAAGTTTAAAGGTTCTTGGTGTAAATGTCTTAGCAGATGTTCCCTTGTAAGAGAAGTAATATAGATTACTTTCACCATCAACTTCACCCAAGAATACCCCTTGCATTCTGCTTTGACTAGCAGGTAAAGGTTTACCGTATGCCTTGTTCTTTCTTTCACCATAAGCAGGTATGTTATCCAATGGTATTACCCACTGTCCAAACTCTACTTCGTGGCTATTATCAGGTAATGCTGATAGAGTTTTATCTTGTTGTTCACCATTGTGCATTCTTGAGATAACATAACTCTCACCTTCTTTCCTAGCAGTAGCAACTTTTCCTGTGCTAAATGTGCCATGTTGGTCTCTCTTATATTCGCCAAGAATCTGTTCATTTCTTCTAGCACCCATATCCATAGGTTCGCTAACTGAGATAAAATATCCTACTGCATCTTTAATCAAACTATTGCTTTGTCGTGTTTCTTGCTGTGGTGCATCTTTATATTGGTAAGCACCGCTAAACCATTGCCTGAATAATGAACGTGCTAATAACACATCACCAACAGGGTCGAGGTTATTTGCTTGGCATATTTCCATATACTTTGCTTCTACCTCACTTACTTCCATCTGCAACATTTCTGCTGCCTTGTTTACTTCATTTACTATTTGTTCTTCCATTTTTATTACTTCCTTTTTTTCTTTCTAGCCATTTCTTTTTTGCTTTTTTATACGATTCCCAAGATTGGCTCATCTTTCTTCCTCGTTTAGTATTCGCATTACAATACTATTATCCTTTACGGACACCGTTAAGTGTGCGAATGCATGTTTACTATCATCTAAATAAAGTCTAACTAATGTATCACCATCAGCATTATTTATCCGAATGTCTTCACAACGTATGCTGTTTGTAGCATAGTCTTTACTACCTGCATATACAGGTTTTTCTGTTTTCATCATTTCATCAGCATAGAATGCATCAGCATCCATGTCATTTTCAATCATTCTTTTTTCCTCCTTTCGTGTATGATTTCTAATACTGCTTCTGCGCTAATGACAATACCTGCCAAAACCCAGAACGTATCAGAATCTACTTCTATTACTCCCATTGAGTTTAGTATAGGCAATATAATTAATGCCATACCTCCCAATAGAATTATTTCATACCTTAACATAAGGTGTTTGAAATCTTCTTTGTCTACTTTACCATCATTGTTAAAGTCAAATAATTTCTTCATTCTTTTTCCTCCTAATAATATTGTCTATCCTTTGTCATCCACCAATATAATATAAACGTAAATATAAGTAATACTCCAACATCCATTATATCATCTGTCCTATCATCCAAGAAGATAGTATCTTTGGTGTCATATTATTACTTCTCCATTCGGCTTCACCTATAACTCTAAGATACTTAAACTTCTGGCCGTTATCTAAATCATTCATATCAATCACCGTATCATGTAAACTTTGACATATTACTTTCATATCTACCGATAAGTATACTAATTTATGCATTTGATTGAGAGCCTTATTATAATCTTTATTTAGAACCAATGACATTATTTCTTTGTAAGGTGCATGTGTTCTTTCTATTAGTATTGTTATCGGGGTATCACTATTAACTGAGGCTTGAAGTTCAGTTAGTCCCCTACGAATATCACCTTGAAGGCTACTAATAAAGGTGTCGAAATCTGAAGAATCTGGCGTGGGTTTCCCTTCTCTTTCCAAGACAGATACCAAAACTTCTTTCACATCGGCATCGGATAAACGGGTAAAATGATAATTAGCACACCTAGATTGTAGCGGCGGTATTATCTTATGTCTACGATTACAAGTAATTATGAATCTACAATTGTGGCTGTATCTTTCCATCACACGCTTTAGTGCATTCTGAGCATCAGGAGTCATACCATCCATTTCATCTAGCAGTATTATCTTGTGAGGCACATCACCTATTTTCATAGACATGGCTATATCTTTTATTGTTGTTCTTACTGTCTCTAACTTTCTATCATCTGATGCGTTAATCTCAAAGAAGTTTGATTTCTTATTGTCGCCTAGTAATTTATTAGCAATCACATGAGCCGCCGCAGTTTTACCTACACCTGCTACACCGTATAGTATAACATTAGGCATGGTTGTAATAACACCATAATAATCGGTTCCCCAATGTGTTGCATCAGCAACAAACTTATCTTGTCCTATAATTTCATCTAATATCTTAGGCCTGTATTTTTCTGTCCATAACATTCTTATTCCTCCTCATTTCTATTTCATTCATTTTTATATTGTAATGGTTTTTAGGCCACCATTCTGGCTCTTGTGTTTTCCATTCTGCAAACCACCACTTATCTTCTATGTAGTAGTTGCGATATTTATCTGCTACTGACATATCGTCAAACCCATCTAATTTTCTACAATTCATATTTGGGCTTATAGCCACAGCAAATGGAGTTAAACCAATATCGGGCAATACATCTAATACAGATTGCCATGTATCTTGATACTCTAATAACGTAGTTTCTACTTTATGTTTCTTACCATAACGTATAGTATATTCTTTACATAATGCATCTGTGTGGTCTAACAAAAATTGAAAGTTATCTTTACTTTTTCTAGCCCATATAGTGCAGGGATGGTTTAACATCACAGGTTTATACGGACTATTGAAACCTAAATGGTTTGCATTAGTTGAAAGCATTTGCATACTTTCAGTTGGCATTTTTACTACGTGCTTGTTTATCATAAGTTTAGCACATTCTGTTGGGTCATTGTCTAAAATAAATATATTCATTGTTTTTTCCTCCTACTAATTGGCACACCAATAAATCTCCATTTACCGTAGCCAAGACTTGTAAACATACCTGTATTTCTTAATAACATTGGTAGTTGTCTACTATCAGTTTGAGTTTGCTTATGTGGTCTATTAGTCCCTATTGCCTTTCTAGTATTAAGAAACTCTACACATTGAGTAATGTGAAACTGTTCACGTTCTTTCAAGGTATCAGCAAACTCATGTATTGCTATCATGCGATATGTATTCTTATTATGTCCTGCCATTAAAAATCACCTAATGTTAATTGTGAAGCATCTGTCTTCTCTACTTTTACTTTCTTGGTAACGCCAACCTTTACTCTATCTACTTTGGTTAGTTTAGAATAAATGTAGTTTTGAAACTCAGGGTCTTGTTTTAATAAATCAATTAAGCCATAATCTATTTTTCTAAGACCTAGTTTTCTACAAAGAAGGGGGCGTTTATCATAAGTCCTTCTTGAAGGGAATGTAATTTTCCCCGTATATTTCCCATCATGGGAATAGCCCAATAATTCAAACAAGTAATTTGAAGACCACTTGCGCTTGACCTTAGCATCAAGATATGATATTTTAGAAATACCTACTACATCTTGTAACCAAGATAATATCTGCTCATCAAAAGGCTTGTTGTGCTTTAAATGTTTTATCACTAACTCTCTATCTTTATTCTTAGCGAAGTCATATGTTAAATCAAATATGCTCTTATCCAATTGATAAGTGTCAATCGTTCTATGCAAACAACCCTTCTCTAGTAATTCTTTATTCACATGATTTGTGCTACCTGCTCTCTTTAATTTACACATTGTAAATATAGATTTAGGGACATCTTTTTGATTTAGTGATGTCAAAACTATTTGTCCTTTATATTCTAATAGAGTTTTAGTTATCAACTCTATGTTAGGTTTAAAGTGAACCTCTTCGATTAGTATGCCTCTATCTCTAGGTATACTAAAATTATCATCTATGTCATATTCATCTGCATATTTAATAATAGGATTAACAGGCAACATCTCTAATGCTTTAGTTGTTTTACCTGTGCCTGTTTTTCCTACTATTATTATTGCTCTATTTGTATTTATATTAATCATTTTTATCCCTCATTGCCATAATGTCTGTATATTCAGCACCACAGTTAGGACATTCTACTTCCAGAAAAAAACACTTGGTTCCGTTAGGTTCTAGTGATACGTTTGTAGAGAATGCAATGTATCTAAAATTACATTCTTTACAGCCATGTTCAAGCGTTTGCTTGACAGACTTTTCTAAAAGCACAATGTCATCAGAAGTAAAGTCCTTCATCATAACTCTCCTTTTATTTGTAAGATTCTTTCTAAACCTTCTAAGGTATGATGTTTACCTTCGTCCATAAGAGTAATTACTTCTCTAAAATCACCCCACGCATTCTTAGCATCGGGCATATTTTTAGGAATTAATTCCGATAGTTTCCAAAGATTTACTAAACCGCTAATTGTTAGTATGGGTCTAGGTCTACTTTTATGTTCTATCTTTTTATATTTAGATTCAATACCTTTCATTAATAATGCTCGCTCTATCCATATTAGAAAATTATCAGAGCCTCTTATGTTTACTCTAACTCTAACTCTATATCCTATTTGAATACTATCTGAGCGACCAATATGTATTTCTGGTTTAGCGATTGATACTAAAATACCTCGCAATTCATCAGTATTAAATGACATCATTTCCCCTCAAATATTCTTTATATTCTTTTGCTATTCCTTTATGTGAAGGCCAATAACCATCACCTTGATGCATACCCAATTGTAGGTTATACCAATGATTGGGAGTTATCCTATCATCATTTCTATACTGTGCATTCTGTTGTGCTTTCACGGCTAAGTCTCTAATTAAAGTGTCTAATTGTTCAGCAATAAAATAAGCCAAGTCATGTGAAACGGGTAAATCTATCTCATCTTTAATTGCTTTCATATAATGAAAACGTGTCATTTTCTTCCTGTTCATAGGTGGCGGTTTTGGAATTACTAGTTGATTATTTTCATCAACATAGGGAACCAATTTAACATCCATTTTTTTCAATCTACCCCGCTTGTCTTCACCGACTCTTTGTAAAAACGCCACGCTACCTTCGATTTTTACACAAGTATAAGGTATTGCTTCGATTAATGTCATAGACCCGATATCTATCATAACATCATCTCCCTAACTGTTTGTATGGTGTCCACATCACTAGCAAACTTATCATGTCTTACTCTCATGCTTCTAGGAAATCTTAATCCTATATTACCATCTGCATCATTCGTAACTAAATCACTTGTTACTTGTAATACAATTCTAGGTAGGAAATAATACACACCATTATCCATTCTATCAATGCTCTTTCTAAGTTCATTAGTTAGCCATACTAATTCTTCATCAGAAAACCCTGTACCTACTTTACCTACATTGACATAATTACTACCTTCTTTAACTGATATACCAAATGAACCAAACAACCCTGTTCTTGTTCCTTTACCATATGTGCCAGAAGTTATTACTACATCTAATTCAATGCGTGGTGGTTTATATTTCAACCAACCTTTACTTCTTTTACCTGCCTCATAAATCATAGATGCATCTTTAATCATTATACCTTCATAGCCCCAATCAATTGCTTTGTTATATGCTGATTTGATAGTGTCATCCTCAAAGATATGTGTTTGATATTCTTTAGGCACTACTTCTAATAGTTTCTTCATTCTTACTTCTTGTGTTTCTACCAACAATGAGATTCCATTGAAAGATAATACATCAAACACAGCAAGATTAACAGGACATTCTCGCACTGCCTCCGCTTTGTCTTTCTTGTGGACTCTCTTACCTAACATCTTGTGTTCAGCAGGTGAACCATCTCTATTGATAGGATATATTTCACTATCTAATATCATATCTCCATTAAACTCTTTGACTATCTCAACAATATCTGGGTATTGGTCTGTTGCTATATTGCCTTTACGATTAAAGATAATTATGTGTTTATCCTTCTTATGTATAATATACCTATTACCATCATACTTAATATCAATAATATACTTATCTGGTTTTTCAGCACCTTTTCTAGCCTTTGCTAGCATAGGAGTTACAAACTGCCCGTGTTTTAGTTTACATTCAGGAACATTACCTGCTTCTAAATCTAAACATATCTCATATAATGAATTGTATTGCGCGTATTTATTAATCTCTCTTACACCTTTACCATAATACCTAGCCATTGCCTTCTTTGGAATTGTAGTATGCACTCCGTTTCTTGGCTTGTGTAGCCAATAACGTAGAAACCACTTCTTCTCTCTAGCACTCATAAAAGACAACGCTTCGGAAAATAAATCATATGAATGACTATTGATTCTTGAACAATCTAAACTTAACAAACGATGTAGTTGTTTAATTGATAGTTTAGAATCGTTCTCATTACCTGTATCTAATTCATAGACTGCTTCTCCTATGTCGCCCCATGTATGGATGTATGAATCTAATTCCTCATCAAATATACCTAGTGCTTTAGCAACCCATGCCTTTGCCCTAGTTTCACCTATGTTATTCACATCATACTCTAGTGCAAGTATCTGTATTACTAACGCCTTATCATCACCAATAAAAGCACTTAAAGAATTACTTAACTCTTCTACTTGTTCCTTTGGTGTGATTCCTTCTAATCTCTCATTCATTCTTGAAAATATGCTCAATGTCATTTTTATTACCTCTATTTAATTTTATTATTTGCTTCGCCCATGCTGTATAAACGTGGGACTTTCTTATGGCTTTATCGCCACCATTACTATAATCAATTAGTATTGCTTCTAACAGCGAATCTAATTCTACTTCCATTATTTCACTCATCAATTCGTAAACACCTTCACGAACATGAGTCTTTGGTGGTAGTTTTTCTTTAATTTTCTCTTTCAATTTCCTTTGACTTATTATCATTTTTACCAACTATCTTTTCTAATGCCCTAACTAATGTTATGGCTTCTTCCATATTTACTCTTAACCCTTTACGGGTAACTGAGCCGTTGTTATACCAACGCATATCAACGATTTCTATATTCCAATACTCTCCTGTCCTTACTACTAATTCTTGTGTAGCACTTCTAGGTATTCTTGCTATTATCTTTTCATTATTCATATTAACTACCTTTAAAATCTTTTAATTCTTTATTGGTGTAGAAGTATCTAGGTGAAGCAAACTCATCTAACCTATTGGCTATCCAAACTGCCCCACCTAGACTACTAACCTGAACAATCTCATATTGTCCAACGCCACCATCTTCTGATTTATCTATTATTTCCAGAGTATTAACTTCTGGAACTAACCCTGTAACTCTTGTTAATTCAGATGCTATAACACTTAGATTATCTGAAACATACTTTATGATATGTCCCCTTTGTATAGGTATTTTAGCATCTACTGTTATCAACAGTTTTCCTTCAAACTCACATACTTTACAACCAAGTCCTTTCTTTCCTTCTTCTAAGGAACATATAGGACATGGCACTTCAGCAGGTAAAGGTGCGGGAAAACGTATAGTTACAGCATTAGTCTTCATTCTCTTCCATCCCAAACTCGATACTCTACTTCATAGTGAACAGTTATATCAAAAGGGAATGAGGCAAACTTAAGTGTAGCATCACCCCAATCAGGTGCTAGTCCTTCGTTAAAGTGTAAGCCATCTTGTTCTAAGTAACCATTCATGTTAAATGAATAATTGTAGAACCTAACGGTATTATTAATTACTTCAAAACTAAGATGTTCTGCTGTATAGTTAAACCTTTTAACTTCTAATAAACCATACGTCCTGTTAGTTTCTAACAATATAGTAGGTGCTTCTAGTAAGGTTAGGTTATCAGTAGTGTTATCAAACACTAGAGTAAAATTACCTGATAGTATAACCCAATCCTTCTGGATAGTATCATCTTCACTATACACATCATCAGGGTCAGGTATTGCATCTGCACACCCTGCTAATAATGTAGACAATATTAACAAAATCATCATTTGAGCCTTCATTCTTCTTCACCTCCACCTATCTGTCCCCATGCAAACTGTGTCCATTCATGATAATCATTACCATCAGCGTCATACCTGAAGTACGATGTTTGCTTCTCACCATTACCTATAACAGTAGCGGAGTTTAAAAATCTATGGTACATATTAATAGTATTCATATCTGTGCCACTCCAAAACGCTTGTCCGAAAGGATGAGTATGAATCCATTCTTTTAATGGAAACTTCATACCTGCGATTCCTTCTTCTTGTCCACCAAATGTAACATAGCCTGGATTTCCAGCACTAATATGGCACTTATCGTTACCATCAATTACTATCTGAATCTCTCTAGGTTTATCGAAAGCATTTGTAGACATTTCCCAAATTGCTTTATGGAAATCATCTATTGTTTTCTTAAGTTGAGACCTGTGTATTAGGCATACATCTTCGTATTTTGATTCTATTATTCTTTTCCAATCGGGAATTAATTCCTGAAAGTCATCTCCTCTATAATCTACAAGATTAGTCCTTCTTCCTGTGTAATCTATTTCTTTACCATTAAGCATACAAATACCATCCTAAGTATGAACATCCAAGTATTGTTAATAGTGCTACAATCCTAACTGTATACTTGTAGTCTTTCTTTGTAGAAAGTATTTCTACTGTTTCTGCAACATTATTCACTTGTTCTTCTTTCAATTCTTCTTTTACTTCTTTTAGTTTACCATTAGTTGCCGCTAACTCCGCTTCATTTTGTTCTATGATTTCAGTTATCTTTTCACTAATTTCTTGTGCCGCTTTTGTTGGGGTAATAGTTTCTTTGATTTCTTCTACTACTTCTTCTTTCATTTGTTGAACCTTCTCAACATAAGCATCCCCTGTCAAATCTTTTGCAGGTGTTTCTTTAATCAACTTACGATAACGTGTAGCGCAAGCCGCTTTACTTCTACCTAATTCTTCTGCTATCGCATCTCTATGCTCTTTAACAGGCCAACCTTGTAGTATTTGTTCTTCTTCATCTTTTGTCCATTTTACCATATTATCAACTCATACGTTTATTATATATTTGTCCTTTACTTCATCACCTGCGAACCATCGTTGCATCCATTGTGCGCCATAACCCGCAATTGCTACGTGAGTGAAGTGTAAATCCTCTGTATTTAAGGATTCATTAAAGTTCTCTCCTTGACAAGAGAAAGAACCTTCTGGCCCATTTAGTAATGTTTCACTAAAATTGCCCTCTGTAAGATAACTAATCAAAGCACCATTTCTACCTTGCGCTCTAAGGTCTAACCAATGTGTTTTACAATCATCTTTGAACCCTTGAGCATACAAGAGTTTTCTTACTGCTAGATTATCAGCACAACATATTATTAAATCAAAACCTTCTAATTGTTTCTTAGTTAATATCGGATATGCTTTACCTTGACTCAACCCAACATCAGCCAAGTGATTCATACAAGTAGTATTGATACGCATTGCAGTTACTTTATTCAATCCAATATCACCATGATTAAAGTTTTGATAACTGATGTTTTTCAAATCAACAGTATCAGGGTCATGCATGTAAATATCATACAACCCTGTCCTATGAAGTAGAGGGGTTAGGAAACTACCTATCCCGCCTACTCCAATCACTAGCACCTTTCTTTTTGTTTTTGTTTTCATTATTATTGTCCTCCTATTCTTATACCAGATACAAACTCTTCCACAGTTAATACTTTCAGTTTATCTTTCTGTAAGTTTAACATGGGAAATAATTTCTTCGCAATTAAACGCTGTGCAACTGCTGAACAATTACAAGCATTACATATTACTTCTTGGGTATATTCTGGTTTACCCTGCGCTCTTAGTAGAGATGTTATCCATATTCCTGTAGCCATATAACTTCTTGAGAAGTGTATGTCATGTTCTAATACTAACTGATGCAAATACTCTACTACTATTCTACAATCACTTGTAAACTCTCTACTTGCATTTAAGTCATTACATACTCTATCAATCCACGGAGAGATAGGCATACTTTGTAATACACTAGATTTACCTAAGAACCTAGCAAGATGTCTAGCATATTTAGACACCTTATGTGGGTTTTCATTATTTGCAGTTGCTAACTCATTAATGCTTATAGGTAGTCCATATTCTCTAAGACATATAACTACTACAGCACATGCTCTTAGAGTTAATGGAATACCTGTAAACTTATGGTCGAAGTATAATCTTCGATAATAAGAATGAACATTCTCTTTCAATCTAATGTTAGGTAGATATGGGGATAAAACCATATTACATTCCATAAGTCCTCGGTTGATTGAAATATCTTTCTTGTTCCTAAACCTTCTTTGGGTTCTTTTCAAAGAACTAATTAAGTCTGTATTATTGGTGCGTTCTTCCCCAATGAATGAACCCAATGCTCTATCTGCACCTTTAATAAAAATACCTGCACCTAAATTATAGTGATGGTCTGTTGATACTATTGTTCTATTAGTGTCCTCAAAGATATGAGTAACCTGAACAAAGCCACATGATACACATATTCGTTCACCTAACCTATCATCAAACATAAACTCATTACCTTCACACTCTATACAAATGCTACTCATAGCAATTCACTCCAATTCAATGTCTTTGCATCTAATTCTGCTAATGGTATGTTAGTTGTTTTATATATCCTACACTCATCATTTTCTTCAGTGCAACCATCTGGTATATATCTATCAATAGTATGTATTAATTTAACAGTTAATTTATCGTTTAATAAAGCCAATGCTCTTGAAGCAAATTGGTCTCCTAAACTTGAATTAGAATGTATGTTATCAATGCAAATTGGGCCTTTAAAAACCCCTTCATCAGAGGACATAGTATCATAAAAGTATACTGATACTTTCTGCGTGGCACTACCTCTACCTAATCCTGTTGCTGTTATAGCCCAATCACCTAACTTACCTGCAACAAACATAATGGTTTTATTTTCTACCTCTATGATATTAATTCTATCTGGATACTTAACAACTAAACTAGCCATCAATTCTTTTGCTCGATTCTCTATTAAATCCTTAGTCCTATTCTGAACAAGAAACTCTTTCATCAAATCTAACTGTGAATTAGTGGGTTCTTCACCCATAGTCATAGTCCACAATCTTTTAGGTGAAGCATTCCTCCATGTTTTAGAACGAGTATGTCCTAGATAGAAATAATTTACCATAGTATCTAAATCTTCGACTGATAGTGAACCCCAAATACCATCCGATACTTCTATTGCTACTTCTGAAGTGCCTATTAATTCAGCATTAAGTCTACAATGAACCTTCTGTCTGGTTTCCATATCAAAGAACCAAAATGGGATTCGATTTTCTAAAACATAGGATACATTTTCAGGCAATGTCATCATCTTCATTAAGTATGTTAATAGGCTAACTCCATCGTTGTCTGATGTAGAACGATACAAATATCTTGACATAGCAAACATTAGATTCTTCTTCTTAATCCTTTGATTCATTAACTTATAGTAGGTTTTACCCTTCTCTATCATTATAGCCATATTACCTGCATCTGGTAAAACAATAGCAATCTTAAACTCATCAGGTGTTCCAAAACGCCTGCTGTATCTTCTATTTCCCCAACCGAAAAGAAACTGTAATGTTTTCTGAATCTCTTGAATAAGAGGTTCACCTTTAGCATATCCGCCTGATTGATTTTGAACAGATACGGAAACAACTGAATCACCTCCATATGAATGCTCAATCATGTGGCCGGAGTGTCGTCTACCTTGAGCAAAATGTGGATTCCATGTTCTCGCTACTTCTAACATTAAAGTCTCTATTTCATATGTAGAATAAACACACACATTAGTAGTTTGGAAATCTGTAGCAGAATCACTAGCACCGAATATTTTTAGTTTAAACTTATATTCATTACCATAATGACTAAACATTAGTTTCACCTTTCCAACCTTTAGGTTTGATTAGAAATCCTCCAGATACGCCTATAATCTCTTTACCATCTTTACGGGCTTGCGCTCTAAGTTTCTTATTCACATCAAACCAACCTCTCTTTTGTAGGGCTAGTAAGTAATCTAAATCACAACCTGTCATCAGACAATAAACTAATACTGCATCTTTAGGGAGTTTAGTAAAGGAGTTCCATGAATAATATTTACCATTAATACATGGTCTTTCTAATCCATTACCTTTCCTTCTACCAAAACCATCAGATTTATTTCTGATTCTGTTGTTATCTTTTAGATATTTCTTAAGTCCTTTAAGTAAGTCTGATTTCATAAATGAATCATACTTCGCTTGTAATTCTTCTTGTTGTTTTATTTCTTGTTCATTTTTATTGTTTTGCATTTAGATTCCTCCTTAGTTTCTATTTCGACATATTGTATATCTTTAACAAAGTATCCATTGTCTAATCTAGTGGTAAACTTATTTACAGGTATTACGCTGATAAACTCTAACTCAAGTCTTTTACGCTTCTCGTTATATCTATATTTCCATATGATATGTCTGTCTTTCCATCTGGTGCATTGAAACTTCTTTCTCTTTGCTTTCTTCTCTATTGCCGATGCAATCTCTAACACATCTTCTACTTCAGCACCTGGGATTCTCTCAGTTAATCGTTCCATAAAATGGGGTGTAAACACAGCCCAAAAATAATGGAAGCCATCGTCTTTAATCACCTTATGCATTTCTGCTTCAAATGGTTTAAACTCAGCACCACACGCTTGACATATCATTTTTCCTTTCATATCTAAATTGAACTTATTACATCCACATTTACAATCACTAAACTTCATTTTTATTCGCCTCTATATATTCTGCAAGTTGTTTCAATTCTGCTATCTCCAAGTAAAACTTGCTATTACTTGGTGATAATGATGATGCTATAAATATTCTTCTAACAAAGTTAAGATAATATTCAGCACCACAATTACCATCTATCACATCAGTTGATGCTTGTATAAAAGAATCAACCATCTGGTCTTTATTCCTGTAAGCATATTTACCCACACGGTCTCTTGATGAGGGTAGAATATGCTCAACAGTCATTACCTTCTCTAGTAGAAAAGGGTATATCATTTTAACATCAGTAGATGTGAAACCTTTGTATTTGTAATGATGATTATATCTCACACACACCACCCGCACAAGCAGGGTCTACGCCAAAATTACTATCATCTTCATACTCTATTATTTTTGTTAAATCTACTTCTTTAAGATATTCAAACATTCTATCATATGTATCTTTATCACATGATTCAAAAGGTGCTTGAACATATACACTATCATCATTTGGAAAGCATGATAGTCCATTGTAGAAATGTCTGTTATTCCACATCCATGTTCCTACGTCATCCCATTGGTCTTTGTCAATGTAAACTGTTGCAGATACATTGTGAGTATTCTGGCCGTTACTATGACCGTGTTTAACCCAACCTACTGAAGTCTCCTTCACTCTCTCTAAGAAATCAAAGGTGCTTTCATTCCTTTTGATTAATGCACCTTCTGGTGCTTTCTGCGGTATCTCTATTATTCTACCATCAGGGTTAAACTCATCATCTACAATAAGTTCAGGATGGTTGTTAGTTAGATATGTGCAGATTGCTTCTGTCTTACCAACTCTAATTCTTCTAATATAATATTCATCATGCCAAGCATGTATTCCTGATGAGGAACCTAATACCATAGAAGCAGTCCCAGATGGCTTAACACAAGTTACTCTTGCCGCCGGATTAATACGCAACATTGTAGCCCAATGTCTATTCACTTCTTTAGCCATTACAGCCATTCCTGTAACGTCTAATCCCTTCAACCTATTAGACGCTAATCCTGTCATAGAAACACCTAGCAGTGCGTCTTTTTCAGTAGTAGTCCTCCATATATCTCTAAGGTAATGGAAGTCAGTATATGTTGCTTGCATTGTGCCTAAAATAGTTGCCGCTTTTACTCTCTCTTCTAAGTCCTCTTGGCTTTCTACTGTTGATGAATTAACTTCTGTAAGATTACAGAATTGATATGGTCTAAGTGCTATTTCACAACAAGGATTTGTTCCCCAATCTTTGTCATTAGTTAGGTATATTCCTGGCTCTCCAGAACCACCTGCTTGCACACGTTTCCACAATCCATCAAAGAATGGTTTAGTTACTCTATGTCTTAATAATACAGCAGAATTATTTGCTCTAAATCTTTGTGCATTATCAACATAGAAATCACCTGCTTTACAGTTAATCATGTGTTGGTCGTCAGCACTAAATAAACTAATTAATGCGGCTCGTCTATTACCACCTGCTGTAACTGCATCAGCAATATGACACATAATATCATGACATTCTAATGTTGTAAGTTTATCACCATTAGTTTTGCTTTGAAGTATATGTTCTACTTTAAGCATACATTCTTTCAATGGTTGTGGGCCAGGTGCTTGACCTCCTCTAGTTTTGAGTCGTGTCCCTTTAGGTCTAATATCATCATAAATGAATCTAGGAGTTTGACTTAACTCACCTGTATATGACCTAAACAATTCTTTAACTGCATCAGCCCAACCAATGATAGAGTCTTGAATTACTATCTTTCTTGTTCTATTAACATTTGGTAATTGTATCTCAGGTAGTTGTTCTACATGGTGTCTTTGAACAGAGTATCCTACTCCTGTCCCATTCATCAATAAGAACATACATTCATGAAAGCATTCTGCTGAATCTACTGGCATATAAGCACAGTTGTAAATTGAATTAGGTGATACTTCTATTGCCTTACCTGCATATTGCATTGAACGCATTGATGGAAGTATTTTGTGAGTAACTACAAAGTTATCATAAATGTTTATGATTTCTTTTCTCATTAACTCTCTCATATCTTCGCCGGTAGCAGGTAAAGAATCAATTTTTCTTAGATGCATTTGCATATTTCTATCACAAATCTCTTTCCATGTTTCTTTCCTAAAGTCAGATGGAAGCCATTTAGCATATTTCATATATACTGTAATGTCGCTCATTATCTTACTTGCCTTGTCGTCATCATTTGGTTTTTTGATTGTATTTATTTGTTTACTCATATTAGCACCTCAATGCTTGTCTATATGGCATTTCTGCTAGATTGGTGAATGCCGCCACCCATTGACCGTTCTTTTTAACAGTCCATTGTTTTTCCATTTTAATCTCCCACTTTGGAAATGTGGATATTGCTTTGGTTCCATATCTTTTCTCTAATTCTGAAAAGTCTGTATAAGTTTCACCTTTGTAGGTGATACTCATCTTACCATCACAAACGATAACAGCCTTATGACTGAAAGCGAATACATGACCCGTAGGATAAAAGTCTGCTCTAACAACAGCCATGTCCTTGTAAGTCAAGAAATCTTCTTTTGCATTCCAACCGAATATTTCCATCAGCGTAGGGAATACGTCTTTATCTATAAAATTAATATTGTCTTTAAGCATGATAATGCCTCTTGGTAGGAGGGTGGGTAGTGAAGGCATCTACTACCCAACCCTCAAGATGGAACGCTTACTGTGTTCCGCCGACTATTGCCGGAATAAGGTCTACTGATGTTACAGTATCCCAACTTACTTCTGAAATCATTTCTCTTGATGTCAAATCACCATCAATAATCACCCAATGAGATGGGTGGTCGTTTATCTGGTCTATTACTTGTGATGCCGTTTGGCTCACTAATTCTGTATGTCCTGTTTCATTAATTATTGTTAATAACATTTTCATTTCCTCTTATTTTTCTCTTATTAAGGTAGGTCTATTAACCTTACCTCGACTCCTCAGATGCTACTCTTACATCGCGTTTTGTTTCTATCAATCTTGCAGTTAGCAAGTTGATTGTTTCTTCATATTTATCTACTAGAACACTTAAGTTTGTGTTCGCATTTAGAATAGTCTGGTATGCTTGACTCAATTGTTGAAGTTGATTCTGTTGTTCAACATTCGATTCAATTAACATATCCAATTCTAATTCTAACTCTTTCTTACTTTTACCTTTATCTTTCTTTTCCATTTTTTCAACTCCAATTTCCTTTTAGTCTTTTAATTTGCTCGCTTGCTTCATGTTTCGTTAGTTCGTCTACATCGCCTTCATAACCTAGCCTAACTAAATACTCCTTCTGCTTTTGAGTTGCTTGTTGTTGTCTACTATCACCATCTAATATATTCCATAGTGTAGAGACTTGTCCTTCCGTCAGGGTATGTCCTGATACTATTAACTTCTTAGCATTATTTAAGAAGTTTTCTTCCCAAGTGTTTCTTCCTTGCTCTTTAATGAATGGTTTTACTCCATAGAAATCACAACATTCTACAAAAAATGGTTCAAATGTAATCTCATGCACTTTATTTGCTACTTTAATTCGCCTTTTTCTTTGTTCATTTCTGATGTTAATCTGATTTTCCTTGTGTTTCTTTAGAGTAAATGTTCTACGTTCAACAAAATCGTCTTCTTTTTTGACAATTGCTTCTGCTTTCTCTACATTAAAGTAGAACATTAATAGGTCATTCCATAGTTTTTGGTTAGGAAAACCCTTTCTATTTATCTGTGCTTTAGGGTTATCTGGGTGATTCCACCTCCAAACTATACTAGCCATTTGATAATCTAAGTCCCCAAAATCATATTTAGATACCTTTCTAATGAAGGTAGTATCTCTATATAATTGTAAGTCAGAGTCATAGTGTCTACCTTTCTTTCTTACATTAACTCGTAAGTCTAGGTCTTTAACTCTATCAAACATTAGTGTGAATTGTTCACCGTTTTCTCTCCACCAAACTTTCTGTTTTAGTGCTTCGACTCTAACATTAATCCACTCTTCAATCATGTCATCAGTTATCATGTCGTCAGACAATGAAGGATTATCTTCCTTGATTGCTCTAAAGATTAGATATGAATTGATGTGGTCTGAACCAACACACTCTCTTGTTCCATTCTCAGTATTAAGAATCTCAAAATGATATACTATATCATGACCGCATAGACAATTGTTCTGATGTTTAGCCGCCCAATCTGGTACTGCACTTAATTGATTCCACCAAACTTCTCCGGTTGCTATCCATTCATGTTTAGCCTCTTCGTAGTTGTCTGATACAGATAACTCAACCATATTCTGGATTAGTTTCTTGTCCCATCTTCCTGTTCCTAATTCTCTTCTCATTTCATCACCGTTACTCGACACTTCTTCAATTCTATATCGTAATACTTGTAGTCTGGTAATATTCTATTACAGCAAGGGCATATCACGCCATCACCTTAACATTACAAGACTTGCATTTTGTTTTATTCATACTTATTATTTTTCCGCATTCGCATTGATTTATTTGCATTTTTATTTCCTCCTTATTCTTTCATCCATTCAAGAAATCTTTCGACATCTTCTGGTTGAATTGTAAACACCGTTCCACTATGTAAGTGAACGTCAATATAAGTAGTTTCATAACTACCCATTACTTTACGTGGTGTTCTTTCTACTACTTCTGTATACGCACAGATTGCACCGTGATGTATTACCGTATGGCCTCTTGCTGTTTTAAACTTATTATTCATTCCTCTTCCTCCTTTACTGATATTAAAAAGACTCGACAATCTGGACATAAATCCACGGCCTGTCTCATCCATTTGTCGCATTCTGGACACTTTATTTTTATTATACCTGACATATTCTACTCCATTGTTTCATACATTCTTTGTTCTTTCAAATGACCTGAAAGCAAGTCATCTATCTTACCGAATAACTCCTCTGAGATGCCACCTATAAGTTTTCTATTCAAAGACAGCCAAATTGTATGACATCTGTTAATTACTACCTTTGGTTTATCATCCTCATCCATCGTTATAATGATGGGAGGCATCTCCTCATTCTCGATATAGGTAAACTCTACTACTTTTCTTTCTTGTGTCATAGCCATATTAATTACTCTCCGATACGCCGCTTTTGTCAAGCATTTCTGACAATGCTTCCTGTTGAGCCATGTTATTTCTTTGAATCTCTAGTTCATTATCTAGGTTCTTCAATCTCATTGTAGCAGAATCTACTACTTGTGATTCTGATAGTTGAGTCCACTTTGGCATGGTATCCCATTCAATTTTCAATATTAATCCGAATGCAATACTTACTACTTTGCCTGTATTTTCGTCTACTATATTCAAGAAGGAGTTAGCCATTGGCATATTTACATATGCTAATGTTCCTTCTATTACACGGAAAGTATCTTTATACTCTTCCGCTTCCTTATACTTGTCATAAGTATAAGTTACTCTCATTCTTTGTGTGTTTTCTTTCTTCCAACTTTTCGTCATTTTAATCATTCCTTTGTTTTAATTCATTGAACCAATTATTTATTGTGCAAGTGCATGGTTCCGCACTCCATTCAGATATCGCTATCTGTTTCATTATTATACCTTTTACGCATTCTCCACATTTCATTCTTCCACCTCTATTTCTTTTAATTGGTAGCCATCTTCTTCTGTGTAATCATACAACTCTTTGAGGATGATAACGCCATTGAAGTCATCATAGGCGTATTTATCATCGAGGTTTTCGTATTGGTCGTGCATGGTATAGTCATCCCTACACATAGTCCAACAATCTGTAATACTCCATAATGCATTACATTCTTTACTTAATTCTTCAATATGTTCAAGCAATTGTTTTCTTGTCATGTTTTCTAATTTCATTCCTCTTCATCTCCAAATGCTTCAGCAATATCGAGTATCAATTGCTTGTGTTTTAACATATCTAATGTTCCGTTAAACCTTTTGTCGTCATCGAAGATAAACGATATTCCCAATTTACCTTTGGGTACAGGGTCTCGCAAGATTAGTATTTGTGTTCCATTATTTATTTCATCTATTATATCCATTTTAATTCCTCTGTTATATTATTGAGTTAGGAAGATAAGACCTTCACATTGCAGTGTGAAGTTGTCAGTGTCGCCTAGTCCTAGTTGCATTTTGATACAACCTATGAGACTTCAAATAACCATTTGATATACCAACATTATTCATCTTTTTAACGGACAAACCTAACTCAACGTGTGAGTTTTACTCTCTCATATTTATGAGTAATAATACAAGATAACCTATCAAGTCTTTAATCACATCTTCATCTGATTCCATACTATCATTACCTTGCACAATTCTATTAATTTTATCATCAATTCTTACCTTGATTTGTTCAGTTGTGTCAGCCGTAGAAAAGACTCTAACTGGCTGTAAAGCGGAGTCGCCATACTGAACATTTTTAGCCAAAAGCATTGTCTTAATTTCATCCATAAGTCCTGCTATTTTGACCTGGTTCTCACCAAGCACTTGCCTGTCTTTTATAGCCTTTGTTTGTGTGTTTGGTAAAGCACCTTGTTTCAACTTCTTTTGTGTTGTTACTGTCTTTGGTGTATAGTTTAAATTATTCATCATAATATGTTTCCTAGACACTTTATCTTTACCATATCTCTTAGGTAAAATACCTAACCCTTGTAGGTGGTAAATCTTAGAAGTTACTTTACTTTGATTAACATTTAACTCTAATGCTATGTCCTTTGTTTTCATACCTTCTTTATATCGTTTAATTATTTTCTTTTCTTCTTTCTTGGTTAATACCATTTCTTTTATTCTCCTTTTTGTGTTAAAAGCAAGCGCGCAATGTCTTCTTGGACAGAATAATACAGCAGTAGGGCAAGAAGCATTTCTAACCTTATTCTAATCCCATTGGAAACACATTTTGCACCAGATACTCTATGATAACTGATACAATTTAACTTGTTTTGACTGTCATTTCTAATTTCTAACGTTTCTAACCCCCCATCAGGGTAGGTAGGTAGGTAGGTAGGTAGGTAGTTGTTATATATATTAGTTAGAAATATTATAATATTATAAATATATAATTTTAACATACTTACTATACCCTAACCCACTCATTTTGAGCAAACTCATTTCCAATCCAAATTAGAAATTAGAAACGTATTCGATAAACTATCATATCATATAGGATATGCCATATTGATATGTGTATAAGATAAGAGATATATTATACATAGATAGCCTTCTCGGTTCATTAATCCTAAACTATGCTTATTCACTGTATAATAAATTAAGCCATTAAATGTAATAGGTATAAATAGGCCATTGGCGGAATGCGTGTTTAACAGGCCATTAGATTTTAATTGCCGCCGACATTACAATCAAATCGAGTTAGTATATATACTGCGCGGCACCACCTCGATGCCCTCGCTCTACAACACGCTATTCTTTTTTTATTACTCTACAACCATATGGTGGCAGAGAGTGTGCATTAAGCACAAGAGAATCGTCCTTGTGCATACCCTAAAAAACCCCTCGGGTAAGTCCTAAACCTTTTCATTCCATTCATTATGGACTACCATATGGTAGCAGATATTCAGGAGATGATATGTTATGAACGACAAAGAATAAGAATATCTGCGTATCCACAAATTGAGGCACATCTTTAGTGTGACCATATGGTTCTAAACTTTGTCCATAGAACCAGAAGTTTTGGAGACAAGAATAGGTATATTTCAACCTATCCTTGCCTACCGTTGTCGCCGACCAAAACTAAAGTTCAGAAGGCGATTATTCCTCCTCCTGAACTTCGGTATAAGATGCACATGCATCTAAGCCGTCAGTAGTACCATCCCATTCTTTGGATTTGAATAATTCTCTAGCAGTTTGCTTGGCTTTAGCCACTAGAGTATTTGCGTAGTCATCGGCATCTAAAAACACAGGTGCGCCTTTAGATTTACCATGCTTTCGTAACAGGGGTTGTGAATAAGTCTGAGTAGTGGTGAAAAACAGATGAGCCGCTTCTCTAATTTCTGCACAAGCAGTTTCAACAACCATACTTGCCTCAATAGACAATAGTCCTTGATTACCTCTTCTCCAGACTACTTGACCTGATGGGAAATCTTTCAACATCGCTTTTACTGATGCCGCTAGTGCGGTTCGGTTTGCGACATTATTATCTCCTGTCTCCATTAGCATGCTTACTAATGTTTTCACATCAATAGGTATTTCACTATCAATATCCCCATCTAAGCATGAGGCTACTTTATTCTTTACATTATTCCAATTACTTTCTTCCATTTTAATTACCTTCCAATAATCCTTTCTTCCCTTTAGTTAGGTCAGCGACATTATAATCTAACATAGTTAGTATATAAGGGGTTCTTGACAAAGTCGAACCATATGGTAGGCTTGCTGAGAAATTAGAGATATATGGCATTAAGCCATCTCCTCTGCAAAACGTAAGTGGGGATACCTCATTTGTGTGGAGAAATCTATCATGAACAAATAATGTATTTCACGGTATTACTAAGGTAGCACTATTATTGCGCTACCTTATTCATACTGTTATGTTCATACATTACCTTTTATCACTTCATGACCCTCCATATGGTTGTAGCGAAGGGATTGTTTCATTCCATCAAGTCTTCAAAGGATGAATACATATACTCTTCTGATATTTCTTTATCAGGCGTATTCAGCCAACGAAGCGCAGATGCAATGATTACAATACCAAGTGTAAGCCCTAAAATCTGGTTCTGTCCAATCTACGATGAACCATATGGTAGGACAACTTTGTTAAGGACTACCTTAAATACTAACTAATATCTATTATAATGTAGACAGCCCACCAATGCTTGACCGCTATCCAACAACGTGATGATGCCATGAGACAATCTAAACGTATTTATTGGAAGTATAGCCACTTGGTTAAGGGCTGTCTCACCCTTTGGTGATTTTAATGAATAACGAAACTACTACTATTATACAACAAGTAAATGCCCCTAAATATGCTATCAAATTAAAGCATATGAAATCAGGACAGAACATTGTCCTCTCTATTGAGGAATTGAAGGTATCTGGTGATGACCTTTCTATGGTTATGTCCGAATTAAGACAGGCTTTAGACGAATATATGTCTATAACGGGGGAATCTGAAGATTAACTTCAGGTTCTATAGACAAAGTTTAGAACCATATGGTGTTAGATAAAACGATACTGTGTAGATTATAATCTAGTCAGTTGGCATTAGGCCAAGTCTAGCACCAGAGGGGCGGATGTTAGGACGGGTAGATGATAAGAATACACTCAAAGACAAAATATATTTTTACAAGGTGCAAAAGGGGGCTTTACAGAGTTTTAACCGATAATATTACGCAGTGGCTTAATGCCACTAAATGCTAAATTAATATCATCTGAATCTGCAAAACCCCACTCTTTGCACTCTCAGAAAAATATATTTTTCTTCAGTTCCATCTTTACACTACCATATGGTTGATTTTACATAATCTACGAAAATGGAAACATTTGCGTAGTTTAGTTAAGCGGTTAGCGGAAGTCAATCCCATTTTTGGCAATCGGGAAATGTCTCGTAGTATTAATCGGTCAGAGCCGCCCTAGACCTCTATACTACGTTCCTTGCTTAATGCAACCATATGGTTATACATTGTTAGTGGAGGAGGTTTCCTCTCGGAACGCCATGTATAATCCTCATTTGGGGGTTTATGTTTTACCCTGTGCTTAATGCACACCCATATGGAAGTAGCGTTGTTGTAATGTGTCATTAAGAACACTTGCTAGGCAAGGACAACGTTAGCGGTTTCCACAATGGGGTAAGTTATAGACCAGTCTATTAACAACCATATGGACAAGAGAAAATACGCATTAAGCGTAAATAACGTGGTTTAGGGCTTGACCCCATTCAAAAATGGGGCATGGTCTATACATTACACAGTTTACAATGTTCACGGTATAAGTAATGTAGCACTATTACTGCGCTACCTTATTGATACCTAAATGTTCACATCAAACTGTATTTCAATTATGACCAACCATATGGTTGATAAACGTATGTAAGTGGCATTAAGCCACATCTTGAGGACAGTTTACAATCCCAAGATATCGGATATTGTACCAACTAAGCCGACAACATGTCTTGACGGATGCTTCTCATCGTTACTCTACGACTAGACGATGACAAGTCTCCTTACAACCCATAACGTCTATCGTTTTACACTACCATATGGGTGTAACCCTTAAGGCACGAATGGCTAATTCTTTCGCTCAATCACAATTATATATTCAACGTATTGCTAGGACTTAATGTCCTTACTAATATATAATTACTCTTCGCTACAAGCAATTACCAATTACCACTTCGTTGTTCCATATGGTGTGATACTTTGTGGATGAACACCTTAAATAGTAAGTTAAAATGACTGTAATGAAGGTGGCCTAACACCTAGTTATTTATATAACTTGGAGGAATAAATTATGGTAGATTACAGTATGGAAGATAACACATGGAATGCGAAGAAAGAATTGATTGCAGAATGGTTCGATGCGAACCCTCAACATGAGGGTAGACGAGTCATTGCTGATGGACTATTTGCGATAGGTGACATGCAAAGCGACCTTCGTAAGAAGCATTGGTCTAGCATTAGTGGGATATTTGCTGATTTGAGCAATTCCCCTATTGGCGGCGGTAGAAGGTCATTGATGACAACCGCTATTAAATCGGATTTTGATACATACAAAGCAGATTATTGGCAGTATCAATATGACGTAGCATACAATCAAGAACGCGGTTTTGCTAAAACACACGGTAAATCCGGCGGTGTCCTCTATAGAGATATGGATGATGGCCGCACAGAATACGCTGACAATCAAACTAAGGTTATGTCCTTATTTTTGAGTCAATGCTACAATGCGTATGCTAAGAATGACGTATCAAAGCGTTATTTCTGGGATGGGACTTTCACACTAGAAGGTTATCCTAATGTAGTAGATAATGGGGGACAAGAAGAAGAGTGATTAGGTGATAGGCCACCTTCACCCTTCTTTTTGTCCCTTTTTTCAGGTTCACGTTCTTTTAACAAAGTATTACCACTCCCACCATATGGTTGCAGTTCGTGATAAACACGGCCAACGGCAGTAGTTTATCTAACGATACAAATACATAGTTTGCCCCAGGTCTTAAACTTTATGTGGAGAGAGAGCATTGTCAAATCTACTTCGTAGCAGACTTAATGTCCTTTGTATGACTAATGCCCCCCATCCATATGGTGTTAGGAAGAACTATTCTTATTAGTTCATAGAAACTAAGAAGTGGCGTTAAGCCAAGTCTAACACCAGATAACCTGAAGTCTCCCGCCCTCAAGACGGGTAGATGATAAGAATCACTAGAATAAATAATATTTATGCGGGACATTTGTGTAGCGTATACGTGCTTTCCCTATACGCATTATGAATACAAGGGCTAAATGCCCTATACTGTATTATTCATAATACTAGAAAAGCACCGTAATCGCACACACCATACCCGCATAAATATATTTATCCTGTTCCTTTCTTTACACTACCATATGGTGTCATAACGTAGTATAGATAGTCCCCAATACGTTTGGGGTCGGCCTAAGTCTTCCCACCACGGTTCTAGGCATAATGCCTGAGACTAGACTCCTACCATATGGAACAATGAAATGGTTTTTTGTGATTTTTGAAATGGTGAAGGTTTTTTAACATGGTATAGTGCATTTAGCACTTGATTACAATTAATGTGAAAAAGCGTGAAGCCATGAAATAATAACGAAAAAGTCTCCTTAAGGGCTACACCCATATGGGTGTATACTTTGTTAATAAACCCACAAGGTCGAGCGTTGTTTATAACACCTGCAACCTACTAACGCACTAATGGCTAGCCTTTCGGTTGGATGCACTGGAATAACTTACGGGATTTCCACTTCTATTTCCCACTCGTTTATGTGGTCTAGTTTTTTATTTTATGAGTCCATTAAACTATCGTTTGGCTCAATCCTTGAAACTAGAAAAACAGGGGAGTGAGTGGGTTGATATTTCTACCGTCCACCAATTCTGAATGGGTATCTATATTCGCATGTAGCATTCACCCCAGAAAACTTACCATAGAAGAGTTACCTTCCTTTCACTGACCGACTTATTATTATCGGCCTCGTTGTTCCACCACAGAACATGGCATTCCATTAGCCCTAGATAACGGACTTATTCTGGCACACTCATGTCGAGTTACGTTTCCTCGACATTATAATAGATATTGATTAGTATTTAAGGTGTTATACCACAAAGTATAACACCATATGGTTGTAATAGTATCTAGGTAATAGAACTATAAGGCATTAAGCCGTTCTATGGATACTATGCTAACAACCAGAAGGGGAGACACCTGGGGAGGAGACGACATGGGGTAGATGTTATTGTTTAGTATACTGTAACTCTAATGTCTCTTCCAACTGTAAGGCTAGTCCAAATAAACATTGGCTTAATGCCAATACATTACTTACCTGAACCAGTTTAGGTTCAGCGCGTATGTATGCTGTTAAATATTCTCCTAGCCTTGAAAGTTTCCGAAGACTTAGGTAAAGTAACCTACACTTTAACACTACCATATGGTTATATTCGGGGAGATATAGGAGAAGACGGTTGAATATCAGATGTTCTTGGAGTGCGCCTCGCACTCACTAGAACCATGCATTAAGCATGATGATATCGTCTTCTTCCTATATAGAGTCAATAATAACCACATTTGTGGTATTGATAATAGTTCCCCTGACTTTACTCCGTTTAGGCAAATTGCGGAACATGGTTGCACGGTAAGTATTACTTAAGCCGCCACATACAACTGTGCTTAATGCACTATTCGTTTTATGTATGTTTGCGTGATAATACTTACCAGTTCACCTCGTTCCTCCATTGCCTAAACAGAGTAAACTCAGATATAACTTAACACTACCATATGGTTCGCATTCTTAGTAGATATGCGTTTAGCAATAAACAACGGGAGTGGTTGGTGTGTCGCTAAGAATTGTGACCGCATTGGGGATAATCTAAACTACGTTTATGATACCATATGATTGTATTTGTTTGAGCGTAGCGAGTTCAATCTAATAGATTGGGACTCACCTTTTGTTCGGTCAACGTCCACTCAGGCCGTTTCACGTTGCTTCATTACCGACCTCCCTTACAACAGTGTGCTTAATGCACAATCATATGGTATTAAATTACATCCTTCAATATTTTTAGTAACGTAGTGGTAAAAGTGTTGTGATGAAACATTCAGTAAAAGTGAAGCGTTTCAATGCTTTTAACTAGAAATAGCAGGATGATGTAACAGCGAAGCGTTTCATATCCTTAAGGCTGCTTAACGCTACGCTACACCCATATGGTTGCATAAAAGATGCAGATAGATGGGAGTGTATCTCCAGCATTCGTGTGCAGTGGTGAAAGGTGATGCATTAAGCATCAGTGAAACGTCTATTGAAACTACGCACGGAGAATGCTTGGTAGATATCACACCCAACTACTGATATTTTATGTGATTAAACCCGACCCTTAAGGTGTGATTCATTCACACTGCTTTAACCTCCTTCTTCTGGTCTCCCCTCCTCTCTACTATTGCTTAACGCAACTATACGTTATTCCGAGGGAGAGTAAGACCATCATCAGTGGTTAACGCTTTACGTTTCTCCCACCATATGCTTTGTCTTTCGATTTTTTTTTATTTTAATTGACATAAGATTTTGTCTTTAGAAACCCTAAATTAATATAGTGTTACTCATGTGGGTCTAATAGAAGGCTGTTGAGCATCAATGTATGAATCGCTATTAATAATTAATTCGCGGTGCATCAAGGATACAAATGAATCAATAAAAGAATACACATTAACCACCAATGCTCAAATAAACCCTCACTACAGGTAATGAATTAATTCTTATTCTGGGAATGGACAAAAAAGAGCAAAAAAATAAACGCAAGTGCCAGAAAAATAACACCCCAAAAATAGGATAAAAAAGGTCTAAAAAATATGCCCCAAAAAAATGGTGAGAAAATGAGAATGCCGAATATGTTCTATAATCAAGGTAGTATGTACCATCCTGTAAAGGGGGTTTTACAATGACTGATTGTTTTAAACATATTCAAAATCTTATTAAGACAGATAATGAAGCGTGGTATGTGAATAATGCACATATAGTAAATGACCGTTCCACTTTATACCAATGGTTAGATGATAATCAACACCTAACTACTGATAATCCCTCTATGAAAAATATACCTAAAGGACATGTTAATCGAGTAATCAAGATTATGAAAGATTTAATGGTTATTTGGGAAGAATGTGAAACAAACAATATACAGGAGTTGATATAAATGTGCAGTAATTGTGATGATGAAGTCAAAAAATCAGAAGATTGGAAAGAAATACTCAAAGAAGATGAAGTAGAAAAAAATTGGGGAAACAGAAGCCCAGGACAAGGCTATGGAACAAGACAAACACATAATGAAAGTCAGTATGGTTCAGATTACGAAGGTTTTGGAGAAGATGAAATACAAGAAAGAACGGAACGGTATCATGAAGGAGTAAAATGTTTTTATTGTGATGAAGATGCAGAATGGAAATGCACTAATGGTAAACATGGTGGTTGTAGATATGAAGGTGATAGATTTGATGGTGTTCAAGTATGTGGTGCAAATAGCGATTTTGCTGATGATAGATATCCTGAAGGCCATAAAACTTATGCTAATAGAAACAATAGTGGACATGCATGGGTTCCTATTGAAGAGTTCTCACATGATGACGAATGGGGATACAATCAGGATAAAAGATAGGAGGCGATAATATGCAATCAATGTTAGAGTGTCATAATCATGATAAAATAATGGATTCTTTGTTTGAAGAAGATATAGTAGAGAATAGACAATCAGATATTACTATTGAAGGCTACAATTCTTTTTGGACTTGGATTGGTAAAAAAATAGGTTGGTTAAAATGAATTGGTTTAATGTTGTTAAGAAAAATCCTTGTTGGGATGGTTATGAACAAATAGGTATGAAAGACAAAAATGGAAAACAAGTTCCAAATTGCGTACCAATAAAGAAGTGATATAATGAATTGGTTAGATGTTATTAAACGTAAACGCGGTAATAGGCGTAAGCGTGTGCCGTATAATCCATTTACTGGAGAAGGCGATAAGCCTGTAAACATAGAAGATAGAATGAAAGCAAGGGATGAAAAGACCAAAGAAAGAGAAGCAAAGGTTGCTGAAAGTTTTAAGAAAGTTCCTAGAGCAAGAATATCTATACAACGTGGTGGTGGCAATAAAGTCCATCCCCACACGAATAGGCGTAAGTCGAGATATGAGTTGGCACCAGAAGGTGCTAATCTTAATCCGGCATCTAGGTGTGCAATGTGTGGAATTAAATTGACTAATAATCAGCAAACTAAAACATTAAACAATGCCGCAGATTTAAATTATTGTGCTGCTTGTGCTAGAACTATTGAAGGAAAACCTGTTGCTTCGCGTAGAACTAATGCTAAAGGTCAGATTATACCACTTGATAATGCTAATAAAAGGCCATATAAAAAGAGGCGATTGTAATGAGTTGGAAAGAAGTAATTAAGGAATATGAAGGTAGCATAGAAGAACAAAAGCACATTGAAACAATGGATAAGATTAGGGCTTTGTTGGAAGAAGGAGATACCTCAAATGCTCTTGATTTGGCTATGAGATTATTAGGTCAATTCACCGATGGTTTCTTTGGGGATATTCACGATATTATAAGAAAAGAGGTAGGCGAAGAAGGCCTAAGAGATATAATAGAAGGAATTGCGTTTGGATATTGAGGGATTTAGAATGAGTTGGGAAGACATAATTAAAATGAAATGCATGATGTGTGGTGCTAAATTAGAAAAGCAACCTTCTAAAACTAAATATGCAAGAAATAGAGCAATATATCTTTGTCCCGAATGCGGTCATAAGGAAGTCTTTTAATGAGTTGGATGGCTATTTTAAAAAATGTTGATTTAGATGAAGACAATTGCTGTGAAGCACTGGCTACAGATTTAGAACTACTATTTGAAAATCTTATTTTTAATGACTTTGTGAGTTTTATTAAAAAGAATAAAAATAATTGTGAGGTATTAGTTCCTGAAGTAGAAAGAATATTGGGTGAAGGTATGTCGTATTTCAAAAGAAAATATATAATTGATTCACAGATACTTTCTGTTGCTGATGAAGGCGAAATATATCAAGTAATAAAAGACATGTATGCTAAATATTTAGATTGTAATGAGGATTTACTATCAATGGGAGAGGACATGAGATGAAGTGGTTTAACATAATTAAAGACTTTAAGTATTCTCATGGTAAATATGCCGATGTTGATTCACAAGGTTTACAAGGTTATCGAGGAGTGCCTAAAGAAGCGGCAGGGTTTTCACGCGGAAACATAGCAAGTATTAATTTAAGTGCTAATGCATGGAAAAATATGTTGTATGATAAAGACGGTAATTACGAACAAGAAAATGAAGAACAAGTAATAAGAGAAATGAGCAATACATTGAGTCATGAATATGCACATGTGTTATTCCATAAACTTTCTGGGTATACTGGTTTAAAATCTGAAATAGGTGGAGTTATGTCAGATATAATGCTTGGATTACTATTAGAGATTGATGACAAGAATCTGTTTGATTTAGATGAAAAAACTAGCAAGTTATTAGCGGCGTGTAAAAAACATGCAGCAACAATTATACTTGATGAATTATATGCAGGGTATGCAGGTAAAAGTGTTGAAGGAATAAGCAGAATAATAATAGATAAATACAAAGATTATTGGCGAGACGATTTTAATAATACTCTTCGGAGAACAAAATCTAGTGTAATTAATAGACTACAAGAGGCAATAGGAGAAAGTGAAGAGTTTTCTCACATGGAAAAGTTAATTATAGACATAAGATTCCCTAATGTAGTAGAATACATGGGACAAATTACGCAGTTAATGGAACGTGCTTGGTCTGAAACTGTAGACTTTATTTATAAACGGATGCTGGATGTTCAACAAAAGAGGTTTTACTTAGGCACACTACCTGAAAGAGAAAACACTACCATAGGAGAAATGACAGTTATGATTAGTAGATACATAGACAACGCAGGTTATGAGGATATTCAAAGATATATTAATGGTGAAGATTTAAACGATAAAGTGCTTGAAGAAATTGGTTTTAGTAGGAGGAGAGGATAATGAAGTGGTTTACAATGATAAAGCATAGAAAGATGTGTGAAAATCCTGGGTGTTATAACCGAATGTCTCCTACTGCAAAGTCTAAAGGAAAAAAAATATGTGCCACTTGTGTTAGAAGAAGTGGTAAAGGTAGAATGCGAGTTAATAAGGAGTGATTACTATAATTTGGTTTAATGTTCTAAAAATATCCACTAGGGATGCTATCAGTGATGCAAAAAGATTTGCGCCTGAAATGATAAGAGAACAAGAAAAATTAGATAGAGAAGAAAAAGAAGAAGGGATAAAACGTGCTAACCAAGCAGATAAAACAAAATATTATGTTCCCCCTGAACAACTTCCTAGAATAAACGATTATCGGTTTGCACCTAAAGCATCAAAAACTAGTCGCGGTCAAACTACTACTAATTGGCATTCTTTTCTTAGGACTTATATTCCATATTTTGTTACTGATGCAGAATATATTACATATAAAAAGAATAAAAGAGACTTAAATAAATACAGTAAGATATGGGAAAACTCTCGTCAATTACTTCCTCAAGAACAGGAATTAGTAGAAAAAATGGCAGATGAAAATGCAGAAATATATGCGACTGCTATTTGGAGATGGGATTACTTTTATCATGGTACTCGTTTCTTTGAAGAAGGCAAAGAAGAAGGATTGAGGCAAGAGAATGCAAGGTTTTGGGGTAGAGAATAATGACTTGGTTTGAATTAATTAAATCTGGCGAACTAAAAGAGTTTGAGGTTCTAGCACAAAAATATGCAGAACCTACCGACTTAACCCATTTAGATTATCTTAGAAAGAAACATGGTAAGAAAAGCAAAGAGTTCTATGATATATTAAATAAACAAATTATTGAAACAATAGATGATAATTGGTCTAGTTTACAAGATATTGCTAAATCACTAAGAGATAAAAACCCAGGATTAAAAGATGCAGATGAAAACTTAATATCATTTTTGAGAAAAAGGTTAGATAACATGGATGTAAAAACATTCCAAGAACCTGCTGCGGGAAGAACAGGAAAGAAAACATATTACAAGGTGTGATTAAATGGATAATGACAGTATAATAAAGGCCTATGATGACATCCTAAAAAAACTAGGAGTAGGAAGAGAAGTAGGGACAGAAAAAACTGCTCAAAAGTTTTGGATGGATTTTTTACAGCCTTTTGGTTTTAAACCACAACAAGCATTTCCTGATAATATGACTTTAGGAACAAATAGAAACTCTGGAGATGCTTCTATTGGTAGAACAACAACTGTATTAAATCATTTATTTGAACCTAAATGGGTTACTCATACTTACTATGATTTAGATTCTGGCATTCCTCTTTACACTAGAACAGAAGGTGAGACTTCTGGTAATTTAATAATACGTGGTGGATTAATAGGAATGAAAGATGTAGCAGGTAATAGAGTGCCTACTGATGACCCGTTAAAAACCACAATAGATAGAAAATCTGGTAGAGCATCAAAAATGGTTAGAGCATCTCAATTATTAGATGTAGATAAAAAGAGCGATAAAGGTTTTGCTTCTATTCCTAAACCCCCTAAAGGTTGGATTGATAATTATAAAACTCTTGATTCGCAAGTTAATTATTTAGAGGACAATTTTCCAGAATACAATAATTATTTAGTAGAGTATTTACACAAACCTATCGAGGGAGAAGGTATTTTACAAGAATTACAAGTTTCTAAAACTCAAGCAGATTTTGTAGCGGTTGTTAATGATTTAATTAGAAAACAATATCCTGGTCTTGTTAAAGAAATCTTAGAAGAAGCCAGACAAATGAATAAAGATAAGTGGCACATTACTGTGGCCGCTAATGAAAGATTAAAATCTCCATTAATGAAGACAGGATTTAAGCCTTTAACCCCAGAATATATGGAAGAGTTATTATCTGATAAAAGCGGTAGTGTTTCAGATTATATTAAAACGGCAATAGAACGCATTAAAAGTAAAGATGGAAGATTAACCGGAAAGAATAGCGAATACTTTATTAGAACACCTAGAGGAGACCCAATAAACCCACTAAGTAAATCCGCGTGGGCTAAAACTTTACGAGGCGATAATATGTTTGACAAAATAAAGAAAGGCAAAACTACACATTGGTTTGATTTATTAAAGTTTAAAGGACGTTGGGATGATAAAGATGATGATGATATGGCTTTACCCGCAGGTGGTGGCCCTTCTAAAAAGCCTAAAAATCCAGAAGATGATAATACTATTAGAGAAAGAGAATCCCCGAAGAGATGGAAAGATGATTGGAAAAAAGATAACAACATAGACCCAATCACAGGAAAAAGAAGAAAGGCAAGTAAACTAGCAGAAGGAAGAGAAACAGTAGGAACAGATACTTTCTGTTGTGGTAAAATTAGACAATACCTAAAAGATTATGTAGAACTAACATCATTTACAGATGACTATCAATTAAGAATGATGGAGGAATGGATAGATGAAAACATTACTTGTTCAGACATTGAGAAGGCTATGGCTGTTAGAATATCAGTAGTAGACAGTTATGGAAACGTGAACAATAACCCTACAATAGCAGACTTACACAACGCAAGTCGAGATGATATAAAATCTGATGTAGGAGGAGATAAAGGATTTACTATACCTTTAGAGTTTGATGAAGATAGTGGTGAAGTATCTGGTAATAAAGAAATAAGAATACCTGCAAACGAAATGAACTTTTTCTCTAACGTTGCAGGTAAGTTATCTTTCTTACCAAAAGAGTATTGGGATGCAAAACCAGATAGACCTAGTAAAAAGATAATAAATGGCAGAAGAGTGCAGGTTGGAGGTTTAGGAATGACTTTGGCTATGGCTTATCATATATGCATACAAGACCATGTTCAAAGTAAATTAACTGAAATAAGCGATAATTTAGAAAATGAAGAGTTTTATGCAGATGTTGGTGTATCTACTGATAAACAAATGAAATTGAAAATAGATATATTAGATGCTTTCAAACAAAGAGGTGGATATGTAGGGCCAGGAGGTCAGTTTAATCCGGCAGAGATGCAAAAATACCCAGATTTGTGGACTAGATGGCAAAGAGCAAGTCAAATATCTCCAGACTCTGGTAAAGGAACAGGGTTCCAAACAGAAAATGAAATGAACTCACAAGACCTTGCTAGAGAAAGGCTTTGGGATTATATAGATGAAATGAGAGGTAATGAGGTAAATCAAGAAGAGAGGCAAAGGAAAAGAAACGCCAACCCATTACCAAGATACCCAGAACCTCCAAAGAAAAAAGATGAGGATGAAGAAGATGGTAATGATGACGCACAAATGGTTTGATTTACTTAAAGTTGCTACTGCCGTAACAACAGGTTCTACATATGGTGGAGAAGCGAATCCCGCAACAGATGCATTATTTAATTTAAAGTTTGGAGAAGTGGAGGAAGAAGAAGATGCCAAAGAAAACTAAAAAATCCTCAAGACCAATTAAAGAAAAAGGCAGTTCTGCAACTCAGGACTTTGACTATGATAAGTTTAAAGTTATTTTTGATAAATGGAAAAATGACTGTAAAGCAAGTGGTTCTAAATTAGGATTAACTTCTAGTGCTACATTATTAGAAATAGTTAGCGCACATGGAGTTGTGGCGAGACCTTACACTAAAAGTCCTGTTAGTAAAGATAAAGGTGCAGGGACTATAATTGAATTAATGGAAGAATGGGAAAATGATATTGCTGTATTAGAAACAGTAGATTTAATTGCATTAGATGAAGTAATTGAAAAACTTAATGCTATGGCTGATTCAGAAAATGACCCAAGAAACATTAGATTTACAGTGCCTATATTAAGTGAAGTAAACCCAGATAATGGAGATTATGATGAAGATGACGTTACAGAAGTTTACGGTCATTATAGAACACCTGATTATATTGCTTTTAGAAAAATACTAGCAGACCTTCCTAACAGTAAAATCAATCCAGAAAGTATTGAAGCAGTTGATTCTAGTTGGTATGCTGAAGGCACAGATGGAAAAAACACAGCAGAACCCCCGATGTGGCAAGCATTGTTTGCTACAAATGGTGATATGGTATCATTAGGTTTGTTAGGTGTTTGTCAAGAAGCAAAGAAATTAATTAAAGAAACTGAAATACACAATGTTATTTTAAAGGTTCATGATTCTGGTGATGGGCTACTAGCCGAAGATGTGTATAAATTACCCGCAGTAAAAAGTTGGTTAGCAAGTAAGGTCGGTTCTAGCACTAGCCCAGGTGATGGTATAAATCCAAAAACATTACATTGGAAAGATAGACCAATGCATTCTCAAATATCTTCTGAAAAGTTTGATGTGCAAGGATTAGCACAAAGTAGGTTCATTAAACGTGCGGCTAATTTTAATAAATATGCCGGAACAATAACTACATTTCAATTAGACATTTCAAGAAGACAAACTAGGAAACTAGCAACTTTAACAGGAGTATGTAAAAAATATAAGGGTAGAGATGTAGTTTATCATGTAAGTAAAGACGCTAAAAAATCTAAAAAAACTAAAAAGGAGGTTAAGAAATGGATGGAAATAATTGGCAGGTCATCATGAAGAATGAAATACAAATCTATTCTGAGTTTAAAAGAAGAAATCCTCATTTCTGGAATGAGGCACAACAACTTCCAGGCAATAATGAAGTTGCGACATTAGATTCTATTATACTTAACTTTATTAGAAAGAACAAAAACACACCAGATATTATGAACACTTTAGTTGGTGTTGCAGAGAGTTTTATATTCAAGGATTATTGATACTATGGTAACAAGAAAAAGATGTAAAGTTTGTAATCTCGATAATAGAGAAGAGATTGAGACACAACTAGAAACTATGTCTATATCTCCTGATGCTTTAGATAAACAATATAATTGGCCTAGTGGAACTACTGCTAGACACCAAAGAAATCATATGGGAGATTATTTTGATTCTTCTAATCCTCAATGTAATATTTGCACACATGAGATTAGAGGATTAATAGAACAACAATTGAAAGAAGGTGAGATAACTCCTGCCGTAGTTGCTCAAATTGCTGATTGTTCAGAAGAACAAGTTAAACGCCATATGAGAAAACACTTACAACCTTTGGTTCAAAAATCTGCGGCAAGTATTATTGCGGTTAAAGAAGTAGATGAAATAGAGTCATTGACTAAAACCATATATAGATTAGAACAAAAAATAGATATTCTATTCGACCAAGATGAAATACATCCTAAGTATGTAGACAGTCTAACTAAGTTAGCAAAAGAGATTAGAGAAAGTTTGAGATACTTAATGGAGTTCAAAGGTAAACTTGTCCACAAGAGACAAGACACAATTATAGTCGCACAAATGCAAGTAGTGCAAGAAGTATTAGCACAGAACCACCCACAAGTATGGTTAGATGTTAAATCAAAAATGGAGGAAAGACTACAATGAGTTGGGAAGAGATACTAAAAGAAAGAAAATATTCGTATAATGAAATGAAAGCGGTTTTCGATGAAGCGGCTATGTCTGTTAAAAGTATGGATAGTAGTAAGTATATAAAAAGCAGTTTACTTTACAAAATTAACATGTTTTGGATGAGGTTGAAAGAAGTGGGAGATGCAGTCATCTTACCAGGGCTTGATAGAAATATGCCAAGATATACTGAGTTTGAGATGGAAGAAGTTAAAAAAAGGTTAGCCGAAATGTTGAGGAATGAGTCTAAATGAAGTGGGAAAAAATAATTAAACGAAACTGTGGGTGCGGTAAAGACCCTTGCGAAACATACGGTGAAGTAAAGAAAGGAATGGGTGAAAGACATTTCTTTGAAGATGGAACACAGTATGTTGGTGAAACTCATAAACATCCTGATGGGACTCTAATGAATGGTAAAGAACATGTTGAAGGTAAAAGTAAAAAATTGTATCATTTATATGAATTAGATGAAAAGGCGTTAAAAAAATTAAGTCAAGCATCTACTATAATTAAGGGAAAGTTTATTTCATCTAAAGTAATGAAAAAAATTAAATCAGCATTAGAAGGAATCCCAGGAGTTACTATTGATGAGTGGCCTCCTGAAGTAAGTAGAAAAACTCAACATATGAAAATACGTTGCACTTATGATGGTGAACATAATCCTACAGATAAACCTACTAAGTTTATTATAACAACAGGTGCTAGAGGCGCAGTAGTTAGAAAGATAGAAGCGCATATGAGGCAGAACGTGAAAAGAGCATTAGAAAGGCAGAATGTATTCATAGGAGATTGGTGAAATGGGTTGGAAAGATAAACTATTAAAAGAGGACACCGGACTTGGCGATACTGTTGAGAGGGTTACTAAGGCGACAGGCATCAAAACTGTTGTTGATAAAGTAGCCAAAGCGACAGGTAAAGATTGTGGTTGTAAGGCTAGAAAAAACAAATTAAATAGGAGATTTAGTTATGATTCTTAAGAAAGACTATTCCAGAACCTATGACCTTATTCTTGCTGAATTACAAGAAGATGGATACATGGCTATGGTGCAGTATTTAGAACAAAATCCTCCTTTAAAGACTAAAGGAACAATGTATAGTGGTGATTTAGTAGATGCTTTAATTGCCGCTAAAACTAATGCGAATGATGATTTTGGTGCGTATGTATCCCCTCCATTAAAATTAGCAGAAATGGATTCTGTTAGGCCTCATTCTAATTTAAGATTAATGTTAAGAAATAGAGATGATGGTGAATGGTTTAATGCGTTAAAAGCACCAAAATTAATGGCTAGACCACAAGAACCAGAAACTAGATTTGATGATGATACAGAATTAGAATCATTTAATGATGATGGAGAAGATGAGTGTGAGTGTGATGAAGTAAATTGTGATGCTCATGCTGTCTATAAAAATGAACAACATAATAGTCAATTATGTGATGAGCATTTTGCTGAAGTAGTTAGAAGTCTTGGCGGTAATCATGGCTATAGACCGTGGGACTGTGAATCAGATGAATACTATCAATATAGGGAGGACTTATAATGAAATGGAACGAAACAATTAGAGAAGATGTAATACTAAAGAGATGGACAGAAATAATAAGAAAGGCACCCCCTCCTTTTTATGCTAATAAAAACAAATATGATATTCATCAGTTTTCTGATATTCCAGGGTTTGATGTTTTATTTGGTGCAGGTTTCCCATTAAGTCAGGAACTTAGTGCCGCACCTAGAACAACTGTTAAATCACATCCTATTATGATAGGCGGAAAATTAGGTAATTCTTGGAGACCTAGTATAAGCAATAGGCAAAATGCTATTATGTTTGTTACTGTTTTTAATCTTCAATCTAAAACACCGACTTTCCCGTGGGAAACAGGTTCGTTAAGAAATGTCCAAATACAAGACCAACTAACACAAGTTACAGAATCTGCTAAAATAGCGGCAGGTCAAAGGTCATTTGAGTTAGAAGAAGATGAAATAGGAGTTACTGTAATATACGATTTGAAACCTAAGAAAAGAGGAGGTAGAACCACTTTTGGTAAGCCATCATTAATGATAAATGTTTACTATGGTGAAAAATCTAACTTCCAACAATATGTAAATCCTAAAATGACTGAAGGAACAGGAGACCAAGACTATGATTTGAATAATGGTGAAGTAGCGGCATTGTTAATATTATCACAGATAAAGCCAGATGGCCCTCCAAAACAATACCTACAACAGCAAAAATTGTTTATGGAATTAGGAATAGGGCCACTTGCTAGAAATACTAAAAGCAAATACATTAAGACTTTAGCAGATAGAGGATTTGTTGATATGAACCTAGATAAAAGAACACCTAATATGAGAGGCTATCCTAAAATTACACCAAGAGGTATGGCGGCATCTAATAGATTTGAAATGCATCATAAAACTTTCAGAACTGAGTTTATGGATGTTGTTAGAAATAAGCGTGATGAAGAGTTTACTATGTTTTATGAAAAGCCGGATGGAAGCAAATCAAGTTTCAATGAAGAAATGGCTTGAGGGATTAAATGTCATGGGTCTCAATATTGAAGGGTTTACCTAAACCTGATGCGATAGTTGGTATGCTTTCGCAAGATGCGGGACTACAACTACTGGTAAGTCAAGCAAATGGGGCCAATAAAAAGAACATTATAGGAGTCAAAAATAAAGCCAAAGAATTAGCAACAGGTAAAGGAATCACAGAAGGCTTAGATGAGGAAACTATACAATCTAACGCTGAAAAATTAGTGATTGCTCTTGAAGAGATAATAAAAGATAGTAATTCTAAAACTCAACCTAAGAAAGAAACGCTAGAAGATAAACTAAATACTATTATTGAAAATGAAGATAAGAAAGGGTTAATTAAATTAGTAGGCAATACACAATATAGAAACATGCCTAGTAAAACTAGAACAGAAAAGGTTTCATTATTAAAGAAAAACAAAAGTGCTATATTAAACTTCATTGATATGAATGATAAAGACTTATTCTATTATGTTACTAACGAGTTTTCATTAGTAGCAAGTAAACCTATTTCTGATGATGATTGGGATGATAAAGTATCTACTATACGAAGTCAATTATCCGACACAGATATTAAAATAGATACTACAAATGGAATTAAATTAACATTCCCAGATAAAACTTCTGCTTCTGATATGAAATTAGCATTAGAAGTATCCCAAATTAAAGGTCAGGCTAAAAAGAAAAAGGATTTAATTATATTCAAAAAAACAGGTAAGTTTACTAAATCTCCTTTGTTAGAGTTGTATGATGATAATGTATCATTACAAGTAAAAACTAAAGTAAAGAATGCTGAAAAGAAAAACTACACTAATACTGTAAGTAGTCCAGAACATGCTTTAGCCTATTTGGAAATTATAACCTCAAGAGGATATAAAAAGGGAATAAAGTTTACTCCTAAACCTAAAATACAAAAGGGTAGTCCTAAAGTAACTAAAAATGCTAATAAGTTATTATTAGGTGGAGAAACCCCTAGCCTATCTAGTTCACTTAGAAGTTTATTTAAAACTTCTACTTTTAATTTAACTAATCTAATGCAACAAGGGTCTGTCGAATCTAATATTAGATATAATAGTCCTAAACTAATGGAAGTATTAGAAGCGAAAGACCCTGTTTCTATCGGTGGTGTAGGTAAAGACGAAATACTAGAATTACAGGAGATATACAACAATACTAATCGCAATCTTACGTCTTTTATTAAGAAATTAAAGGGTAAAAACCAAAATGATTTTGCTAAATTAAATAATGCATTGATACAATCAATACCTAACCTATTTTCAGAAGAAGAAAAAACATTTATGGAAGGGCTTAGTGGCATAAATCCAAGAGCAATTCCAAATAAACTAATGGAATATTATAATGCTGAAACTGTTGATGATAGATTGCCTGTATTATTAGAAGGAGTGCTACGAACAAGTAGTCCGTTTAAATCAATAGAAGGGGGATATAAGTTTATGACCCCTGCCGGAATGAAAAATCAAGATATGAGAGATTTGGTTCACGGTCTTAAAATACTTAGACAAGCAGATGAGGTTCAAGGTGTTTCAACATCTTTAGAACAAACATTACAAAATTATACTACTGGATATAAACCACCAATTAGTGGAACTCCTACACCCTCTGGTATGATTCACTATTTATTTGTTTTAGATTTTTATTATGCAAGAACACCTTTTAGGTCAGTTGCGGCTAAGTTTAAAAGAGGGGAAATATCATCCGAAGAGTTAGTAAAATCTGCTAAAGAAAACTTTACCAATATAATTAATTCATTTGTGGATAGCGTAAAGATTAAAGTTGATGATATACTAGAGAATAAAGAAGATTACCAAGACTCACTGTCTCTTAGTAATGATTCTAAAGCATATCTTCTCTTTGATAAATTAAGTGAGAAGGGACTAATTGGAGGAAATTAGATGTCAAAAAAGATTACCAAGAAACAGGTTGGAGATTATATTAATCTTAGTTGGCCTGATTTTGCTACTAAATATACTAAGTTAGATATGTCTACTTTCTTAAATAATGTAACCGAAGAAGAGTTTGATGAATCTCACATAGCAGTTAGACATAGCACATCTATACATGAGACTGATAATAAAGCAGGGGTTCTTAGTTCTATTAGAAGTGATTTAATAGAACGAGGTTTTGAAGAAAACTATATTTCTTCATATACTAAAGAGGTAGGCAAATTAAAACCTGATGATATAGCATTAAGAACAGTCAAAAATGAAATATTAACTTCTTTTAGATATAGAGATAGACAAATGACTCTAAAAGATTTAAGAGAAGATTTAACACTACAAGACATAACTACTATGGGTGTAGATGAAACAAGTAAATCTGCATTATCAGCACAGATTAAACTTCTTATTAGTCAATTACCTTCTTATGAAGATGGTCTAATGATGTTATTAAATGAATTAGAAACGCTAAAGACAGAAGTAGAATATACTCCATTAAGTAGGTCAGTTAGTTCAGTTACTAGAATAAGCCCTGCAAACAAAAATGACAGAGAAGATATATATAATTTTTATCAAGAAAGATATTCACTATATGATGATTTAAAAAACGCTATGAAAGAAGTGTTAGAACTATGGGATGACGTTGAAGAAGAAATGGAAGATGCTATGGATGAGGCAGGTCAAATTACACAGAAACCAACAGGCCGATACAATACTAAAAACCAAGTGTCAGATAAGGTAGAAGAGTTAGATTCTGAGTTTAAAAGAATGCAAGAATTATATAATCAAATGGATGCTGATAAAAACTACATAATAAAAACAGGACTATTAGATTATTCTATAATTACTAATAGAGATAGAAGTATTAGTGCAAGTGTGCAAACTACGTTGTTAAGAGCATTAACCGACCTTTTAGGTAAAGAAGAAATACAAGCACACGAAGAAGATTTTGAAGATGATGATGATTATTATCAATCACAACAAAATCAAATAGCAACGATAGGTGAGAAACAAGGCGAAAACAAACCTCAAGCGGCACAAGTTAATTTTAGAGAGAAAACAGAAGAAGAAGTTAGACAAGAACAAGAGTATGATGATTTAATGGATGATTTAAATCAATTCAATGTAATAGAACAAGTAGACCCACTATTTATTGTTGCCGCACATGGAGGTATTATTAAAAATAAATATAGTATTAGTTCTTGGGAGAAAACTAAGACTGAATTAAATAATAGATTAAAAGATACAACTAAAAATAATCCAGGTGCAATATCTATTTATAGAACAGCATTAGCAGAACACGAAGAATACCAAGAACAAGCGTTTGATGCTGGTGATAGGACAAACTTCTATTTTCCTATTAGTGAAAGTGTTGTAAGTGCTTTACAACATATTGATGATATAGAGTTGCCTTTAGATAAAATAGAAGATTTTCATATAAAATTAGTTACTCTAATAAGTGATTTATTAGAAGACCCATTAGAAAAGTCTACAATCCCAATACACCATCAGCCTTCTGATTTCGCACCTGGGCTAGAAGGTAAAGGAGAAAAAAGAATACCTGCGGATAAGAAAGAGCAAGATAGATTTAAAACGCAATTCAATTTAATACATTCATTAAAGTTAGGTAAGAAAGGTAAAAAAAGAGATGTTAAAAAATATGCTAAGTTTTCAGAAAGTCTTACTGAGTTATTTGATATAGCAGATAGATATTATGGAGACCCAATTAGAGAATTAATGATACCATATAAGACAGTTCCTAAATACTTAGATTCAGATACATTAAATGCTCTAATTAATCATGGCCCAGAAAATGTAGCACAGATAACTTTAGGGTTATATAGAGAGTATTATCATTCATCAGTTACACCTAGAACCATTTCAATATTAACAGACTACTTAGTAACTAGTAACTCTGCACGTAAAGATGCAGAAGATATGGAACAAAAAGCGGATAGAGTATTAGATGTATTAAAGAAAATGTTCCCTGGCAATATAGAAAATGATATAAATTGGTTTGCTAATGAGTTTAAACAACAGGCAAAAAGAGATTCTAGTTTTGATATAACAGGTATTACATTACAGAATAGAAAAATAGAAGATATGATGTTTGATAAAAGAAAACATAAAACGTCTTATCATAATGTAATTACAATGCTGTATAAGTTTGGAGGACAATTTGAAAAGAATCACTATACAAGAAAAGAATATGATAAGTTTAAGACAGCATACAAAAACCAAACCGAAACCAAATTGGCTTCTGTTCATACAAAGATTTTAGAAGCGCATGATGAAATTAGAAAGATGTTAGGCAAGCCTATTTATTATAACACATGTGAACTTGAAAGTTTTAATCACATAAGTGATACTATTGATATAATTAAAGAACAATATAAGGTGGAATTAACCGGCTCAGATATAACAGGGATAGTTAATGAAATAGATAGTATGGAAACTATAGCCAAAAGATATGGGGTTAATAGTAATGCAGTATATCATGTTAAAGCAATGTTTAGGTAATTAGTATGGTTATATCAAGATGGGAGGCTATGATTAATAGAAAAACACATGTTCCAATCAATGATGAAATTGTTGGAGATACATGTTATTATTGTTGGCGACCTGCTCATATAGAATGTATAAAATGTGAAAAGAAACTATGTGCTGTCCATTTAGAAAAGGAATGTAAGAAATAATATTATAGGTATGAGATGAACACGGAATATTGGGAAGCGCAAATAAAGGGATATGAAGAAGTGTTTAGAGAGAAAAAGAAAGTTAGATTAGATAGGTTATTTGTGCAGTTTTGGGAGGAAGAATAAAATGAATTGGATTGAGATATTAAAGGCAGACCCTTGCACGTTAGAAGCAAAAGAAAGACTCTATCGTGTATTAGAAAAAATGGGTGCGAATAATGATTTATTACATAGTTTTAAAGATTTAGATAGTGATGAACTTAGAGGTATGATTGAAGAGTTTTCTACAACTGCTATGGAAAGTCAAAGACCAATGTTTAAACAAATGTTAAGAGATTGGGATATGTGTCTTGTTCAATCACATAGAAACCCTAACGCACCTCCTATTTCATCAGAACATAGTCAAGAATCAATGATGTATAAAAGAGCCGGAGGTAAAAGTAAAAAGATACAAGGAAGAGAGTTTAAACAGGCATTAGAAGATACAATATCTATTTACATGAATGATTTAGGCATTTTTGAGTTATTGCCTCAAGGCCAATTTTGGGATACTCTAAGAGAAAAATATGCAGAAAATCTTAGTAAGGATACGGGTGAAAACGCCATTGCTTTAAGAAATATTACTAATCACATTAAGGCTAAAATGAGCAGTAAATCATTACTTAATGGTGGAATGATACATAGATATCTTAGGTCATTGGGATATGAAACTCCACCTTATCCACCTAGCAAAAAAGAAGCAATGGGACTTACACAAAGCGAATGGAAGAATAGATTTTGGGGTAGACCATAATGTATTGGGAAGATGTCTTAAAGAAGAAGAAGAAGAAAAAGAAGGCTAAAGGAAAAAGGTTTTCTAAAAAGGTCGGAAACAGAACTGTCTCTTACGGTCAAGCAGGTAAAGCAAAGGATGGTGGAGATAGAATTAGACCCAATACAAGTAAGGGTGATGCTTATTGTGCAAGGTCAAATAAGATAAAAGGAGATTGGAGAAAAGACCCTAATAGCCCTAATAACTTAAGCCGTAGAAAATGGAAGTGTCACGGCAATAAATCAAGTAGGTGAATATTCTGGAAATTAATGAATTAGATTTTACTCATAGAATGGACATGGAATTATCTAAACATTCTTTTCCTTACTTCTTTCAAAATGTATTGGGTATGATGTATCCTAAGTATATGGAAGAGTGGCTACAATCAATGGAGACAACGGATAGAACAGTTATTATTTGCTCAAGAGACCACGGTAAATCTGTCTTTATGCATAGTTGGGTAGTATGGAATCTTATATTTCAAGAACCTCCGTTTCAAATGCTATATATTTCATCTAACCAAAAGCAGACAATGGTTCACATGAGAGAAATAGATAGATATTTTAACATCCCTGCATTGAAACAGTATAAACCTACTAGGGGATGGGCTATTGGTAATATTACTTTGACTAATGGTAATTCTGTATTAGAAAGGTCAGTAGGTTCTCAGATTAGAGGACTTCATCCTCAAGAAATTATTATTGACGACCCTTTGAAAGAGTTTAGTGTAGCAGGTATTACTAGAGTTACAGATTGGTTCTTTGGAGACATGATACCAACACTACATCATACTGCTAAATTAAGAATGATTGGAACTCCTTTTACTTATACTGATATATTTTCACAATTAGAAGAAAACCCTGCATATTTTGTTAGAAAATATCCTTGTTTTAATTCATTAGAAGAACCATTATGGCCTGAGAGATGGGACTATGATTCACTTATGCAAAGAAGGGCTGAAATTGGGTCATTAAAGTTTACGAGAGAGTATCTATGTATTCCTGTATCTACAGGAACTGCACTATTTGGCATAGAACACTTAGAGGATGCTAAAAATAAAGAGTATATACTAAAATTAGGACAAAGAAGAGATAAAGGATACAGATATTGTGTTGGTGTAGACCCTGCTATATCAACCGATGGAGATTATAACGTAATTATGGTTTTAGAGGTAGATGATGAAGGGAATAAAACAATTGTCCATGTAGATAGAGCCAAAAATGTGAGTTTTAGAGAAAATATAGACAAATTGCGTATAATAGGTCAAGTTTTTCAGCCGGATAACATACTTTATGAAACAAATACATTCGCCAAAGCATTTACTCAAGAATTAAGAGCAGTATCGGACTTAAATGTTAGAGATTTCGATACAACTAGAAAAAAGAAACAAGAGATTATACTAAACCTACAAATGAACTTTGAAAACAAGAAAATCAACTTACCTTATGGTGATAATAACAGTAGAGCAGTAACTAATATGTTAATTGAAGAATTATCTATGTTTTCTATTACTGATAGCGGAAGGTTTGAAGGCGTAGGCGCACACGATGACCTAGTTATGGCCTTAGCATTGGCTAATAGCGCGGCACAAACTTCAACGGACTCATTTGTATTATTAGATGATATGGAGATATTTGACAGCCCAATTAAACCTAATTATGGAATAAATAGAGGAATAATGGGACTTAATTTTTGAATAGGTGATATGATGAGTGAAAGAGCAGAAGCATATCGTAAACTAGCAGATGAAGAAGATAATATAGAAGAAGTCAAAGAAGAAATGACTAGAATTAAAGAAAGCATGGAACAAAAGTGGTTAGAATCTCAACCAATTAGAAGCCATGATGATATTGCTAAAGATTATGCTAGTTTTGCTAAAATAAATCTTACTGAGGCTAGAAATACACTTTTTGAATATCCTAAGAAATATGAAATAGAAGGTAAAGATATACCTTCATTAATTAAGTCAATGAGAAAATATAGAAGAACTCTAAAGGGTGAAACTAAAATAGCATTCACCAAATCCATAGATAATTTGATTGAGGATTATTCTGATTACTTAACTAAATGTATTCGCAGTATTTATTGGATAAGAAAGTATGAAACTCCTTTGAGACAGATGAATTATAATGAAGATAAATTAATTAAATTAAACTCTATAACTTCTGAAGACCAGAAGAGAGAAGTCATTGACGTTCTGTGTAAATATTGGGAAGCAGACCAAGAAAGAAAACATTTGAATTATGGTGAAAAATATTGTGAATTAACTAAAGAGATGAAAACTCTAAAGAAAAACTTCACGAAAATAATAAAAGAAACCCCTATAAGTATATCACCAAAGGATAGTATAAGGAAAGCGATATTAGATTCTGTCTGTAATAACCCTGGAATATCCTCAAGAGAGATACATGATTCATTACCTAGAAACTTATACGATAGAAGTTCCCCCCAAATAATAGCAAAACTTGCAGTAGAACAGAATATTACAAACGTAGATGGGGCGCACTATAAAATAAATGACGATATTAAGAAAAACATTTGGGCTTATACAGCCGCATTCATAGATTCAGACGGATATATTACAATGGATAAAAACCATAACCCAAGAGTAGGATTAGTAGCAACAGGTAATAGAGGCAAGGCGTTTATGTTAGAGATGCACAAATCATTAGGTATGGGTAGATTACACCTAGACCAGAAATCTCCACAAGATACTAGGTTAATTAATAGACTCAACTTTTATTCTGGAGGAGACATTAAGAAATTATTAACCAAGTGTTTACCTCACTTTAAATTAAAGAAAAATAACGCTAACGCATTATTAGAGTTAATTAAAATAAAGAAAGAAAATAAAAAAGAAGATTGGTATAAAGATAGAAAGGATGAATTATTCAAATTAATGAAATATTATAATCATAGTGATAATACCAGATTTGATTGGAAAGCATGGGATATTGATATTGACGGTATAACTAAACTAGAAGAGAATAGTAAAATGGAGTTCTAAATATGGTAGAAGAGAAAAGAAGATTTAGTATAACTAATCTTTTCAGAAGAAGGACTCCAACCCCTAAAGACCCTAGAGCATTTAATCCAGGCATTCAAGAGAAAGCCACGGACTATATGATTACTACTCCTGTAATCTATCATGTAGCGCAACAGTCTGTTATTGTTAGAACATGCACTACTCAATTAAAAAATGAAATATTTAGAAGAGGGTATAAGTGGGAAGAAAAGTTTGCCTACAAATGCCGAGACTGTGGACATGAGCATGATGAACCCGTAGAAAAATGTTCAGAATGTGGTTCTGTAAGTTTGGCTAAACCTAATAAAAAACAATTAGAGTATGCTAAAGAATATTTAGATGGATATGTCAATAACTCAGACCAAATGTTCATAGATATATTAAAAGAATTAGAAGATGATTTGAACATTATGGATGATGCTTATATTGTTTTAAAGAAAGAATATTATTTAGACAATAATGGTAAAATTAGAATGCATAAAATTAAAGAAATGTATAGAGGAGACCCTGTAACTATGGCTATTTATAGTGATGAAAATGGCGAGAAGGGTAATCATGGATTTACTTGTCTAAATCATAGAGACCAAATAATAGAAGACCCTACTGCAATGTGCGATGAATGTGGTTCACCAATGCACCCTGTATATTATGTGAATAGATGTAATGGTGAAGAACAACATTTCATCGAAGGTGAAGTGTTGCATTTTAGTAAATACAACCCAAGTAGATTGTATGGTTTGTCTCCTGTTTTGACTTTATGGAATCATATCACTACTTTATTGGCTATGGAAAATTATGTCAATTCATCCTACTCAAAACAAAGAATGCCTAGAGGATTACTTGCTGTTCAAACTAGAAACATTGACTCAATGAAATCATTTTGGAGAGGGGTCAAAGAGAAGATGGAACAAGACCCACACTTTATTCCTGTAATGGGAATAGAAGCAGAAAATGGCAAGGGTTCTATTGAATGGATTAAGTTTATGGACAGTCTAAAAGAAATGGATTATATATCTGTTAAAGATGATTTAAGAGATAGGGTATCTGGGTTCTATGGTGTAAGTAAAGTGTTTATGTCTGATAATTCTGCAAGTGGTGGATTGAATAATGAAGGTATGCAAATACTTGTTACTAATCGTGCGGTAGAAATGGCTCAAACTATATGGAATAACTATGTGTTTCCTTTTATCATCAAAGAGTTTGGTATAACTGATTGGGAACTTAAACTACCACCATCAGAAGAAGAAGATGAAATCGCTAGACTTAGACTTAGAGAAATGGAAGTAAATATAGCAGGTTCAATTAAAAACTTAGGTTTTGAAGTCTCTATGGATGATAAGGGTAGGTTCAAATATTCTAAAGAAAAACCAGAAATGAAAGGTGGAGAAAAAGGTAAAGGTGAAGAGTTTCAAGTAGACCCTTATGCCGGTACTGATATAGATGCTAGTCAATTAGGACAAATGATGGAAGCAGGTAATAAACCTAGTTTGGCAGAAGCGGGTCAAGCAGAAAAGGTTAAATCTGAACCACCAAAAACAAGAAATAAGCCTTCTATGGAAACGGGGCCAGATAAAAGATTTAGTGGTCTACCTAAAGAAGCAGGTAATCAGAACGTAGATTCAAGAACAGAAAGGAGAGTACCATGATGTGGGAAGAAATATTGAAGGTTAATCCACGTAACCCACATGGTATACATGTAACTAAAATGTATATGTTTTTAAAAAGATATTTTGCAGACTCACATACTGAGCAATTCAAAAAGACATATATTTTATGGAATGAGTTTGATTATCCCTCCGATAGAGACAGAGTGTATGAAGCGATTACAAATATAATAGACGGGACGTATGTATGGAACCCTCACGGGGCTACTACTACGGATAAACCAATACCTGGAATTACAATACATAGTTTTGATAAAAATGACGATGAAGTTCATATAGAGTTTAATGACGCTGAACATCTTAAAGGTAGAGATGAACATATTGCTAACTCTATTGAAAGTAATAAGGATAAACATATTCATAGATACAGATACGCCCACAAGGATGCACCGCATGATTTTAAACTACAAAGAGGTTGGGACATGCTTGAGCGTTCAATTAAAAAAGTTAACAACCCAAACTATAGTAGACCAGGTAAAATCGGGAGATATTAAAATGACAGAAAAAACAACAAGACAGTTAAGAGAAGAATTAACTAAAAAAAGAAATGAAGAAAGAAACTCTGTTGAAAAACCAGAGAATAGAAACTTTGACTTTATTGGGGTAGACCCTGAAGCAAAGAGTATAACAAGACCAGATAGTGCAGAAGTGCCTGACTATATTGGAAAGCCAAAGAAGAAAAGAAGTAATAAGATGGGAAGTTTACCCTTTTAGGTGATATAAATGTCATTTTTAGATGGTTTTTTAATAAGAGATAGTAATATCTTAAAATCTACTTCTGTTGAAGATAAGATTTTTGATAGACTTGAACGTAACCAATCTGTTATTAGACCATATACCACAGAACAAGTTAGAGAGTTTTTCAGTAAAGCAAAACCTAAAGTTCAAGGTAGAGTAATGTTAGATTTAAAAGAACATACTTTAGGTGAGGATAATACATATGGGTTCGATAAGGAGACACTAATTACCCCTAGCGGTAGAAATCGAAAAGGTAAAGCAAATAATTCAGTAATTATGTCATCTCTTTGGCAAATAAAACCAAACATCCCAGAAGATTTATTTAGAAACCTACAATCTTTTTTTGATGAAGAAGATACTTCTGAAAAAGAAATAAGAAGGAATCTAACTTCTAATGAAAGCACTCTATTAACTTTAATAAAAAGAGTAGAAGAAGGAAGTAAAATATCTGTTTCATTACAAAACTCATTATATGATAAAAAAATATTAACTACTAAACAATTATTAATATTTGAGCGTATGGCTAACACCGGACTTAGACTAATGCACCCTGATATATATAATAAATTAATTGAGCAGAAAGAGGATGGCACATATAAACCAACTGATTTATATGAAAAGGTAATGAAGAGAATAGAAATACTTAGCGGTAATCAAAGACCTGATAGAAAGGCATTAGTTAGAGAATATAAATTAATATCTGATGGAAAGAAAAACTCATTGGAGAACCTAATCAAATTAATTAATCAAGATAGGTATAGATTTCAAGGTGCAAAAAGCAAGTCGGATATAAATTATTTATCAGAAAGTATTTCAGATATGATTGATACTTGGGATGAAATAATGATTGATTTTAAAGATACATTTGAAGAATATGATGAGGCTAATGATAAAACGAACAGGATAAGTGAATGGAGTAGTAAAGGCATGGAAAGTAAAATAGATGTTTCATGGAATGCACTTTCTGCTAGTGAAAGAGAAGACATTAGTAGAGAAAAATTAGCAGGTCAAGAATACAAGAAAATTGTTAAAGAGATAGAAAGCGACTACAAAAGATTAAGGTCTATGTTTATCGCTTACAATAAACTTGCAGAAATGTTATCAGATAAACAATTAAATATTGAAGTTGATACTGGTAGAGAAGAAAGAATTAAAGAAGACTATAAACAAATTAAAGAAACAATACAACACTATAATAAATATACAGGTCAAATCAACCAAGATAAGAAAAACGAAAGACAGAAGTTAGAGAATCTTAAAAATAGAGAAAGGGCGGCAGAAGAAAGAATGGATGCTGAAAGAGCAAAAGGTAATTTAACACCAGAAGAAGATAAGAGTGAAACTGCTAGTATTAGAAAGCCTGATAAGGAACCTCCTTTGAGCGTCACTTCAGACATAGAAACACTTAGGGCTAGAGTTAAAGCACTTCAAGAAAAGAGGGATAAAAAATGAGTTGGGTTGATATACTTAGTAAATCTAATAGTCCGATGCTTGATAAAGCAGACCCTAAACAGAAAAAGAAGATTAAAAAAGTATTACAGTCAGTCCAACCCTCTGAATATATGGGACAAGATTTTACTAAATTAGGAGATTTATTAGATGAATTAAATAATTTACCAATGAATAAATCTAAACCTATGCAAAAGAAAATGGATTCTATGGCAGAAAGAAATACAGATTTAGTAGCAAGGGCGGCTGAATTAAGAAAAGATTATGAGATTCTATACCGTCAATTAAGAGGAATGGTATATCCAAAAAGCAAAGGCGATTTAGGAGAGGAAAAAGATGAGTGAAGAAAATAATGAGATGTTAATGTTGTTAAAGACATTAGTAGATAAAGTAAATAAATTAGAGAATGCAGTTTATGATAAAGATAATATTCTGATGAAATCAGGGTTTGTAGTAGTAAATACACCTACTCCATCTATTGATAATTCTAATGCAAGCGGTAGCGAAGTAGATAGGATAGCAAAGATGGATTGGGAAGATATTGGTAAAATGGTATCTAAATTAGAAGGTGGTTATTAATGCCAGAAAAAGTAACAAAAGATGAAAAGATAGCAGAATTGCTAAAGAAAGCCGCAGAAAAAGCAGTTGAATTAATAGGTAATTATGATGATTTTAATGAAGATGATTTAACAGGTGAAGAAGTTAAATTGAGCCGACCTAAAGCAACAAAGGTTCCTGATGCTAAAGGTAGTGATGAAGAAAAGACTAAGATTAGAGATGAAGTAATTTCTAAAGAATCTAGGAGACCATTTGAAGATGAAGATGGATATATGACACGGCCAAAAAATGAAAGTGTTCTTGGGACAATTTATGGAGAAATTATGGAAAACGAAATGCCACATAAATTAAAAGTATTCTTTAATGAAAATAAAAAAGACATTCCTACCCAAATAGTAGGTGAAGTGCAAAAAACAATAAATCAACTTTCTATTTTTGAAGATAAAGTAGGAGATTTTTTAAATAAATACGATTATGGTTATGGTGGAGACCCCACCAAATTAGACTGAGGGATAGAATTGCCTATTTCTGGGGTCTTTAAAGATAAAAAGGATGCACTTACAAAGCGAGTGCTAGACTTTTTTGAAGATACTAGATACAATTATTTGTCTGCTAAAGAAGATACTAAATCCTTTGGGACAGCATGGAGTAAATCTATTGATAAGATAAGAGAAGACTTTGATGGGTTAAATGATTTTTCTAGGGAATTAAAAAGATACTTAGAAGAAGATGTTGTATTTGCTAAAGAAGTAAAAGACGCAGAATCTCATCAAGCAAAGGAATTATTTAAACAGATTAAAAATCTAAGATTTAACTCCACAGAAGTAAATGACCCTTTTACTACTCAAATGGGAAACAAGGTGATTCCTAATATAATAAAAAGGCCTGAGTTATATGCCGCATTTATTCATTATGCATTACGTTCACATGCTCATGCTATCGGAGAAAAATCATGGGCGGCTAAAGGTCATTTACCTGATATAGTTACAGAAGGTTCAACAGGACTTGATTTAGCAATTGATGATATTCCACTATATATTATAGAACATTATGGTGATGATGTTGATACTGATAGAGTTAAGCCTAAGTTTAAAGGTGCTTTAAAAATACTAGAAGAAGTATATCTTGTCGAAAATGATGAGAGTAGTTGGACTAAATTGATTCAATTAGATTTAAAGAAAAGTGATGAAGAAAAAGCAGAAATTAATTTTATAATACCAAACAAACCAATGTATCGTATATTTGAAATAAATGATATGAAAGAGTTGAAAGGGTTTAGTGGAGAGTTTGTAGTGCAAGAAAAGTATGACGGCATTAGAATACAAATACATAAAATGAATGAACAAATTAAAATATATACTTACAATGAAAAAGACATTACAGATAAATGTGATAAAGTAGTAGATAGAATGAAAGCCAAACAGTTTGGTGATTGTATTTTAGATGCTGAACTTATACTATACGACAATAAAGAACCATTACATAGAGCAGATACTATTGCTCATTTATTCAAAGGCAAATATAAAGATGCAGTATTAAAGGCTAGAGTGTTTGATATTATGCACCATGAAGATAAGAATATATGTGATGACCCATTAAGAGAAAGAATAAACATTTTGTTTTATCAATACTCTCAACAATCATCAGATGAATTATATTTTCCTAATAAGAAAAACACTAGAATAGCAGATTCATTACAAGAAGTAAAAAAGTATTCTAAAGATATTATGGACTCTCCTACTTCAGAAGGAGTTGTAATTAAAGATATTGAATCTACTTATTACATAGGTAGTAAGAAAAATCCTAAGTGGGTTAAATGGAAGAAGTTTGTAGATTTAGATGTAATAGTGTTAGATAAAAAGAAAACTAAATCTAATTTATATTCTTATACAGTTGGAGTGGGGCCACTTTCTGGAGAAGAATCAAGAGAACATAATGGCACAGAAATCGAAGGAAAGACATACCTTCCTGTTGGTAAAGCATTAAACACTAAAGAAAATGTGGATATTGGTTCTATTGTAAGAGTTAAAGTTGATGAAGTAAAAAGAAAAGGCACAGGATATAGTTTGTTTTCTGCTAAGGTTATAGAAATACCAGAAGTAGAATCACCAGAAAAACTAATCACGTTAGAATTATTATCAACAGAAAGTAGAAAATCATTAGCCTATGATATTCAAGATGCTTTATTGAAATATACAATAACTGATGGTATTCATGGAACAGCAGATATTATTCTAAAAGGGGACTATGACGGGTTTACAATATATGGATTTGAAGGAGATTCATTAATGGAAAAGAATGCTTTGGTTGATATTGATTCTTGGAAAGAACAATTAACTCAGATAACTAAAACTAAAACTTCTGAAGCAAGAGGAACAATAAAGGAATGGCTCAAAATAAAAGACCCTAATCAACAAGGAAAGGATGTAAAAGAAATATTAGAGTTTATTGTAAAAGAAAATCCTTCGTTGGCTAATGATTTATGGTCTGATGATAAAAGCACTAAGTCAAAACTATCACCAAGAAAATTAAAAAATTGGATGAACGACCAAACCGAGTTTGAGTTTTTAGCAAATAGTGGAAAATATACTTTTAATGACGACCATATATCTAAGGAAGAACCAGATGAAAAGGAAGGTATATTCAAAATAGTTAAAACAGAAGATGGTAACATAGATTTAATTATAGATGTTAATAATAAACAAATGGCTTGGAATATTAATTTAGACGATACAGAAGATATATTCAATCTATTTGGTAAAGCAGGTAAATACCCTGCACAAATAGCAACTAAGGTTAATGGTGGTAAACTGCTTGATAGAGGTAAAATAGAGTTAGGTGTTCAAAAGGATGGTTATCATGAATATAGAATTAATGGAGATAAGTTTGAAACTAGATTACATTTCCGAGTAGTTCCTGTTAAAAAACAAGATACATGGCTAGTATGGACAGGATATAAACAAAAGATGCTAGATGATACAGAAGATAAGGGTGTATGGGATTTATCCAAAGATAGGTTTAAAAAATTAGACATGTTAATATCTGAATAGAACTTACTTAATATAGTAGTTGTTTAACACCTGAAGATAATGGCGCAGTCTACAATGCTTCGGTCTGATACTAAGGGTAGTTTTTCTATTCTTAAATCTGATGATTTAGTTATTGGTGGATATGCTTCTATTGAAGTAGTAGACAAACAAAATGATTTGATTACTTTAAGTGCTTTACAAGATGCAGTCCAAAAATATATGGAAGTTAAGAAGTATAGAAATGTAATGTCTAACCATTCTAACGTGCAAGTTGGAGAAGTAATAGAACAATATCGTGATAAAAACGGGAGTTTACATAAAACTCAAGTAGACGATGTTGGTTTCTATGTTGTTATTAAGTTAAGAGATGACATAGAAAAAGCAAAAGAAATCTCAAGGGGTATTCGTAAAGGAACCCTACGGTCATTTAGTATAGGCGGCCAAGCATTATCTAAGAGGAAAACCTCGACTAAGGAATTAGGCGAGTATAACGAAATAGATAAATTAGAACTCCATGAAGTAACAATCTGCGAAAAGGGGATTAACCCCGAAGCAAAGTTTGATATTCTAAAGGAGGAGAAAGATACCATGAGTGATAGATTGGAAAAAACTCTGGGCGAGATAAACGAGTTAATGAAGCAAGTTGATTCTCTCCAGAAAGAGAAAAAGGAAGAGATGCCTGTTGAAGAGAAAGCAGAATACATGGACACCAATGAAGAAGGCATGCCTTCTAAGGGCGAAGAAATGGAAATGGCTGATAATGATGCAGACGATAAATCGGAGTTAGAATTGTCTAACTACGATAGTGAGAGAAAAGGAAGAAGTGGGCCAGAAGGGTTTGTTGAGGCTGGATTGATGGGTGAGGAATCACAAGGAAAGAAATTGCCACAAGCAGCACAAGTTGGGCCACTGTATAAAGAATGGAAAAACGATGAGTTTTCTACTTTAGACCTATCTACGGCAAACGTAGAAAAAGCGTATGAAGCGTTCAAGGCAGAACAACTTGAAAAGATGGCATACGATTCATTGAAGAAGCAGTTTGAGTCTCGCTTCATTAATGAAACATCTGTGCGTAAAAGCGCAGTAGCAAGGAATGAATATGACGCAAAGAATGAGGTTGAAACACTAAGAGAGGAGTTCGCTACCCTTAGAAAGAGCCTTACTGAAAGAAATGATGAAATCATTAAATCTCAGACAATTACAGTGCCAGAAATAAATGTTGCTGAAATGAGTTGGGGAGAAGTGCATAACTTTATGGCTCAATATGAAGGAGGAAATTAATTATGTCTACAAACTATATTAAAACAATGAAAGATTTAGAAGCATCTACCTATGGTGGTAGAAGTGGATTAGGCGGTAACTCGCTGTTAAAGAGTGCCGGAGTAGTCATGGGATTACATACCGGACATGGAGGAACAGAAACTCCACAAGGAACTGCGGCTACTGGTATAGGTAGTTTGTATAACCTAGTATATGGAAAGAAAGTATGGTCTATGCTTAACCAAGAAGTTAATGCATTAGCAATGCTTCCTAAGAGACCTTATACTTCAAGTGGTTGGAGAATAATGACTGACAGACCATCTGGTGGTTCAGGTAGTAAGTTTGCTACAATTAATTCTGGTGCCGGAACAGGAACAGGTGCAATTGGTGGTTCAGCACCTAGAATAGATAATCTAGGTGGTGTTGTTGAAAATGCAAGACTAGGAACTGAATTAAAATCTATGGCACCAAGTTATACAACCTTGTTTACAAGCCCAAAAACTGTTGCTCATATGTTTGAGTTTTCAGAACTTGCGCTTGAAATGGCTAAGATTGACGATGGAGTAGGCGACTTAAGAGCATTAATTCGTGAAGATATGGGTAAACACCATGCTGAAGTGCAGAATAAAATGTTATTGATGCCTCTTGAAAACTACGACCAAACTGATGGCTCTGCTGTTATTGATGTAACTGCAAACTATACTTCTTTAATGAAGGTAGTTTCATCATCAAAAGAGATTGAAGCAATGGAAGATGCATCTTTACTTGATACAGGTGCATCAACCACAGGTGGAATTATTAACCAATTAGTTACATTGTATGGAAATACAGACAGGCAATTAGTTAACAATGCATTTAATGAATCTTTCATGGATTCACAGGTTGATTTCGGTGCTTCATACGGTGCATCAGATGCTAGACCATTGACCCTAACTATACTAAACGGTATGTTAAGAGAATTAAGAGAAAACGGTGGTAGCCCTAAAGTTATCTTGACTGGATATGATACTATCCAACATCTAGGTGATTTGCTACAAAGCCAAGAAAGATTCTTAGACAGAAAAGAAATAATACCAACACATGGCGGTGTTCGTGGAGTAAAAGGAACAGAAGTAGGATTTAGAGTTGCTACTTACTATGATATACCTTTGATACCATGTAAAGACATGCCTAAAACCGGAAATGCGGCTGAGACAGATAAACTAAGCGATATGCTTATTCTTGATACAGACCATCTATGGCTATCTGTTATGAAACCAACCCAATACTTTGAGGATGGAATTGATAACGGAAACCCATTCGGAGTTGGAAACTTGGGTAATCAAGCAATGTATCGAACCATTGCTGAAACAGGTTGCTCTTTCTTTAAGGGACAAGGAAAAATAACAAACCTAACAAGTGCTTGAGGTGATTAAGTATGACACACGTAGTTAAATTGTTAGCAGACCATAAAGGTATGACTACACCAAGAGTGCATGGTGATGAATATCTTGTGGATGCTTCAGTAAATATAACTGCATACGTGCAAGGTGGAGTAACCGTAACGGCGGCTTCACTTGGCTTAAGCCGTATTAACGCTGTATTGGTGACAGGTTGTGAGCAATTAACTCACACTGCATCAGCAGTGCTTGATACAGACGGTGCATATTTAAGCGGAACAAGTTTTAAACTTGCCTTAAATGCAGGTGATGCTCAACAAAGCGGAACAGGTGATGAAGGTATGGTTAGACTTCGTGTTTACGGAATACTCTGAAAGGAGTAGTAATGTGGCCTTTGGTCTCCCTTAATCGGGAGGCCATTGGTTACGACTTTACAAGGTGAAAACATGGCAAAAATACAATATACAGGAAATGAGCGAAATCGTTCATTAGTTAAGGGCGGTTCAATATCCCCAAAGGAAACATTGACCGTAGATGCAAAACTTGCGTTAGTCTATTTAGGCGATACTGATTTTAAAATTACATTCGATGCTTCAGATAGAGCAACACTCAATACTTGCAGTGAAGGCCAATACAAATGGCTACAAAGAGAGTTTAAAGGTAAAACACTATCTGAAACACTAGATAAAATGTTTACAGTTAAACCAAAAAAGACAATAATACCAAAGAAAAAGGTAGAACCTAAGACAGAAACTAAACCTAAAGAAGAAGTTAAAAAACCTAAACCTTTAGTTTTAAAGAAGACTTTGGAAGATTCAGAACTTTAATAAGTATAGCATAATGTGAAAGATTTAGAGGAGGACTGATATTTATGGGTAGTGGGTCAATAGCAACTAAAACACATGTATTTTTATCGGCTGCCAGCGATGCAACAATTAATGGCACAGCAGGTAGGCAAGCGGTACAACTAATTACAGGTAGACAAAAGATAGTTTCACTTAAGGTTAGTAATAATCAAACAACTGCAATGCAGATTGATTTTATTGATGGTGCGGGTGCAAGTGCATTTAATGGTAAACTAATTCACAGAGTATTCGTGGGTTCAACCAAAGAAAATCTTGATTTTGACATGCATGGTGCTATAATAAATGATGGACTATATGTTCTAGTTACGGGCGCAGGAACGAAAGTAAAAGTTTCAGTTTCTGCTCAATATAACTAGGAGAAAATATATATGCCGGCATTAGGTAAAGACACAAAATTAGTAATGACAATATTGTTCGTAGGGGCAATATGTGGAGTAAACGTATTCTTTTATGCGGAGTTTGGTAATCTATTAGCATTCTCACACTATGCTCACGCAGTAGTGTTTGGTCTAATGACGATTGGAGGCATCTTAGTAATGAAAGCGATGTTTGACCTCGTATTGAATGACTACATAGAAATGGCTCTATTAGATAGAAAGATAGCCGCCTATTGGAGTAAAAGAGCGAGAGATGAACAACAAAGGGAAAGAGTTAGAACAAGTTTACAACAGTATAATCAACAATGGGGATATACACCAAATACCCCTGGACAATTTAATCCT